ATGAAAATATCTTCAAAGTCAATATCTAAGGCTTTTGCTATTCTAATCAAGACCTTAACGTTCTCTTCCTTTTCGCAATTATGCTGATTGGTAGCAACGTCATATGCCTTAGCGGATTTCAGTAGTTCTTTCAGTTCTAACATTTCCTTACGGAGTTGTTCAAACTCTGCTCTTGATACTGGATTGTAATTCAAACCTCCAATACCTTGTGCAATACCATTATACTTATTCCGGTCATTCTGGTTCCAATAATCAGTCACCATAGAAACGGTACACATTATCATTGCTCCTTAGTTAAAGTAGAAAAGTTCTTTACCTTCTCAAACTTGATGGTTCTCTGGAATCTATCGATCATTGTATCCTTATGAGAAATGACAAAGATATTTGTTCCTTTGTCACCCATTTCCCACATGATCTTGATAAACTCGTCCGTACCTGCACCATCCATAGCACGATCTAAGATTTCATCGAACACAAGTATATTGACATTGACACTATTCTTTAGTTTGGCAATCTGTCTCCATGTTAGAAGAATAGCCAAGTCAATTCTTAGTTTCTCACCCTCTGAGAAATTGTGATAGGAGAACTCGTCTCTGTATCTTGACTTGATGGATTCTTCGAAGGATTCGTTAATATTGAAGTTGACAAAGAAACCCAGTTTTGCCAAGTATTTGTTGATGTGCTTGTTGATGATAGGAAGATATTGTTTAATAATCTTCGTCTTGATTCCACCATCTTTGAGTAGGGTAGTGGCAAGATCAATGTATTGTCTTTCATCTAAAAGGGTCTCCTTCTCCTTTTGGAGGGCGGAAATATCATGTTCCACTCTTTCGAGTTGTCGTTCGCTATCTTGCGTTGTTTTATCTGATGATGTGAAGGATTCAATCTGCTCCACAACTTGACGCAGATTATTAGCAATATGGTTATAGGAAGACTTAGCAGATGAAAGACCCATTTTAAGTTCGTTGATCTTTGTGAGAACTTCATCAATTTTCTCTATGTCTGATAGAACCAAGTCTATCTGGTCGGTAACTTTATTTAGTCCTTCGTCGAGTTCATCAATCTTGGTTTCATTCTCGGTCATTGCCTTGACCTTGAAATCATTTTGGATGTTTTGTTTACAGGTCGGACAGGTATCGTTATCACGGAAAAAGAAATTCTCCTTGACTACCCGTTCACGGTTGCCTTCCATCTTGGCTTTGAAGCCAATGAGTTTAGAGTGTTTAGTCTTTAGTGGTGTTAGATCGATATCCTTTTCTAAGGCTCTCTCAAGTAGGGCATTATGATTGATAACACCAACTTCTTGAACCTTTAGATCAAGTTCTAAGTTCTCTTTCTTTGCTTTAAGTTCTTTTAACTTCTCCTCACTGTTAGCACGTAAGGATTCTAATGTCTGTTCAATGTAAGTCTTGTTCTCTTCCTTGCTTGTCAATGTAATACGGTTCTTCTCAAGACCTTCTCTATTGATCTGGAGACGGTTCTTAACCACATTAGACATAGCCGTGAAGATTTGAATGTCTAGCAAATCCTCAATGACTGCACGGCGATCATTAGATGATAGCTGCATGAAAGGAACAAACGATGCGGAGCCTAGAATAACGACCTGCGTGAATGACTTGTAATTCATTCGCAGAATGTTCTTCTCTAGATGTTCTTGATAGTCTTTTGCGGCGGCATCTTGATTGACCTTATTACCTTCACAATAGATTTCAAACAAGTTGGGCTTGGCACCACGGATAACTTTGTATCGCTTGTTAGATGAGGTAAACTCAATCTGAACCTCACAGTTCTTATTGTTGATAGAGTTGACCACGTTGCCCTTATTAACCTTACGGAAAGGCTTCCCGAATAGCACAAAAGTCAATGCGTCGAGGAAGGTTGACTTCCCCGACCCATTGTGTCCCATGATTAGAGTATTCTTGTGCGTATCTAGTTCAATCTCTGTCCATACATTACCTGCGGACAGAAAGTTTTTCCACTTAACATAATGAAAAGTTATCATCAAAAATCTCTGGTTGGAATCTTACCCTCTAGTAGATCGGTGATTTCTTCACCGGATAGAGTTTCATATTCTAGCAGACCATTAGCTAGTTTGTCAAGGTCTTTTCTTTTCTTAGTAAGAATTTTATAAGCAGTTTCATATCCTTCTTCCACTAAGCGTAGGATTTCTTCATCAACTGCCTTCTGTGTTTCTTCTGCAACTTTAGGAGCATGGAACACATCAGCATTAGGTGTTGAGTATGCCATTCTACCTAGTCTCGGAGAGAAACCATATTCGGTAACCATTGAACGAGCAAGTTGAGTTGCCATCTGAATGTCACCAGATGCACCAGAAGATACTTTCATATCACCGAAGATCATTTCTTCTGCTACACGACCACCCATAGCCATTGCTAGATTGGCAATCATTTCATCATAGTGCATGGAGATTTTATCACGCTCTGGTAGAGACTGAACCATACCCAAAGCACGACCACGTGGGATGATTGTTGCTTTGTGAATAGGAACAGAACCTGGCATGTTGATTGATACTAGAGCATGACCGGCTTCGTGATATGCAGTCATCTTCTTTTCTTCATCGCTCATGATCAAAGTGCGGCGTTCAGGACCCATAAGGATCTTATCACGAGCATCTTCAAACTCCATACCAGTAACAATACGCTTTGAACGTCTTGCTGCTAGTAGAGCGGCTTCATTGACTAGATTAGCAAGGTCAGCACCAGAGAAGCCCGGCGTGCCTTTTGCTACTCGCTTTAGATCAACATCAGGACCAACTGGCACCTTGCGAGTATGTACCTTCAGGATCTTTTCACGACCAACGAAGTCAGGATTAGGAACTTGAATCTGTCTATCAAAACGACCTGGACGCAATAGAGCCTTATCTAGAACGTCAGCACGGTTAGTTGCTGCGATGATAATGATACCTTGATTATCATTGAAGCCATCCATTTCAACTAGCATAGCGTTTAATGTCTGGTCACGTTCATCGTTACCTGAGATACCATTTGCTCTTGAACGACCAACAGCATCGATTTCGTCAATGAAGATAATGCATGGTGCGTTCTTCTTAGCCTGTTCAAACATATCACGGACACGGGAAGCACCCACACCCACGAACATTTCAACAAAGTCAGAACCAGAGATAGAGAAGAAGGGAACACCCGCTTCACCAGCAACGGCACGAGCAAGTAGTGTCTTACCTGTACCTGGAGGACCAACGAGTAGAACACCCTTAGGGATTTTACCACCTAGGCGTTCAAACTTATGTGGGTCTTGTAGAAACTCTACAACCTCTTGTAAATCTTCTTTAGCTTCATCAACACCTGCAACATCTTCAAATGTCTTACGACCATGTTCCTCAGTGAGTAGTTTAGCCTTAGACTTACCCAAGCCCATGACACCACCACCTGCACCTGAACGGCGAGATAGCATAAGCCAAAGACCAAAGAACAAGAAAACAGGAAGTAGATTGATCAACAGACCAACCCAAAACCCATTTGCACCTTCTTCTTTGACTGTGATATTTACTTTATGTGTTTCTAGGCGGGGAAGCAGATTACCGAGACCGGTAACTGTAGTCGAAAACTGTCGATTGTCCATAAAGTGGCCAACCACATTTTCACCGATGATCGTAACGTCATGAACTCTGCCTGCATCGACTTGTGCAATAAAGTCAGAGTAGCCAATCTCGGAAACGACCTTCTGTTTTGGTCCTTCAAAAATGAATGACACTAATACAAGTGACATCAAGATCAATAGAACCCAAGGTAAATGTTTCTTTATCATATCGAACCTCTATTGTGTTATCAAACTATTTATACAGTCTCAACCTGTAAGGCTTCGTTGTATATGTCCATCATAAACGATTTTGTTCTGCCGCTATCTAAGGGTAGCGTTAGCGTGTCGATATACTTACGGAGAATCGTAGGTGTATCTTCTGCCTCGTTAATCTCGTCAGCATCTTCATTCTCTAAGAGTACCGACGGATCCTCAACAACCGTAATGTCGAGGGGTCCTGCTTTATAGATACTATCGAAAAGTAGATCGAAAGCATAAGGGTTAGACTTATTAACAACAACCAACTTAACGTAACTATCTTTATACTTTGAGAAGTCAGTTCTTTGAATCTTCTCCACAATTTCTGGGTTAGCAACATCATCATACTTAGCAATCCTAAACATTCGGTGGGGATTCTGTATAAACTCTAGAACAGATGTTTCCGTGTCAAGCACCGAAAAACCTCTGGGATCGTTGTAATCATGCCAAGTATATTCGCCAAAAGCGCCAATATAGGATATGTTACCAACAGTGCTACGGTGATGATAGTGACCTGAAAAAACCTTATCGAACTTATCAAATGCGTTACGATCCATGCCATGATCTGAGATCAATCCTCTGTGCATAGTAAAGCCGTTCAACTCAAGGTGTCCCATGAGGATAGTTGCTTTGGGGTTATTGATAGCGTCTAGTGCCTCTTGACGATTACTATCTGTAATCCAAGGCATCAACTGTATGTCTAGACCGTCAATGTTGATAACTTGTGGGGTAGAATGAATATGGACATTAGAATAACGACCACGGACAACTTCCTCTAGGGCGTTGACCTCGTGTGTATCTTTATAATACATGTCATGATTGCCGACAATAATATGCGTTTCAATGTCACGTTCCGCTAGAGGCTCAAAGAAGTCCTCACGGAGACGTTTAGCGGACATGAAATTCACATACTTGCGTCGGTCGTATATATCACCTAGATGAATGACATGCTTGATTTGTTTTTCGTCAATGTAGTCAAAGAACCACTGCCAGCAACGTTTCTGGTATTGCTGAAATGCCGGGTTGTCATTTCTGACCCCGGCATGTGTATCGGTAGGCATAGCAATCAGCGCCATATTCTATCCTTTAAGTCTAATAGCAAGTTCAAAGATACAGTATATATCATAAAAATGATTTCGTCAATCTTCTTTGGTAATCTCTTGATAGGTTTCAAACTCTGACTCCCGAAGCCATCCGAGATTGATCATCCGACGCATGATCTTTTCTTTGCTCTGCTTATCGATGGGAACAGGTTCAACAATCCGATTACAGAACCATTCTATATTCTGATCAACCTCTTTGACAAAATCATCCATATCCATTATCTCTGCCCCTTCTTAAATCGTAGAGGCTGAACGGTGCCCATTTCGGTATCATAGTCAAAGATCGCCTTATCAATAGAACGTCGAATAGCGTCTAAACGCTGACGATAGTTACCACGAACGTGGACACGTTCATTCTTATCTTTGAGTGTGGTGATCAATGTCTGCACCTGAAAAGGTACCTCAAACTGATTCTCTTCCTTCATCATCCTCTCCTACAAACTTTTCAAGTCCCTCTTTAGCTAGTTTGCGCTTCTTCTTCTTTTCTGCTTCTCTTGCTTCAAAATTTCCTATAAACTGGTTTAGGTTATCATACATCATAGGGGTGATAACGTTATTGCCATCACCATCTAATAGCTGATCGACACTACCTGTCTGAATGAAACTCTCTTGGAACTTCTTATACATTATATAGCGGTTCTTTTCTTCTTTGTTAATACGGCGATGAAAAGCATAGTAAATGATCTGTGTGAAGTATGCGAATGGATTGCTATACTTGTCGGAATCAAAGTTGTCAAAATACATTAGGCAGTTCTCAATAGCATCTGACTTCATTTCATCGATGAACGAATAGTTCATAAAACGAGGCTTATGTGCAAAGTTCTCTGCGATAAGATAGATACACTGACCAATATACTCTGAAAGCCGAGGCTTTTCTTTACCCTCGGCTTCTGCAATCTTACATTGTTTCTTGTATTCTTTAATCTCTTGCAGAAACTTTTCATTATCTACATAGTGTTTCTTCTTCTTAGCCATCTGTATCTCCAGAATGAAAGGGGCATGTTCCCCTCTCTTTGTTTCTTTCTCTCAATTGCAATGCCCTTCGCCATCCGTAAAAGGAAACACCAAATGAGTTCATTCTATGTTTGTTATACTCTTGCTCCGTGACTAGATGATTGTTGATCTTCAATCTCTTATCAGACAAAGGAACAAGTTGCCCTAAAGGCAATCCGACAGGAAGAACAAACTCATCATCATGCATAGGGAACATGATATTCACATTCATTGCTGTTACTATATCAAAACTAAGTATTCCTGGCAAGACCTTAATATCATAGTTATGTAACGACCACTCTGCGCCTAACCACATAAATTTGACTCCAGTTCTTTCTCTCATAACCCAAGGACTAACCAACTTGATATGATGATAGCCTGGGAATGAGTTACCCAACTGTTTCCTATCATGCGTTTCAGGTTTAGGTCCTGATGAATACCAATAGTTGTATTCACCGTTCGCTGTTCTAAAAGAGATATCACACCAGTTTTCTAGTATAGCACCAACTTTATATAATTCTATAATAGCATAACAATCCCGTGCTGTCAACTCATTTGAGTTTAGATGATAAGGATTTTCACCTTCTTGATAGAACTTTGCTTTATAAGGCTCTAGTTCTCTCCACCATTCTGGAATTGCTTTACCTGATTTGATGATAGGGGTGTTGGCATAGAAACTCTGATCGCTTGTATAGCAATCTAGAACAATCTCTGGTGTGCGGTGAAAAAAGTGAAACATTTTATAGAAAACCTCAAATTAGGGCTTGACACATTTTTAGAACTGGGTTATAATGTGCTTCGCAGCCAACCAACCAATAACCTCCTGCCAAGAGGCAGCCATGAGCGAAGCGAATGATTTGCGAAGCAAATCTAGTTAGCTGCCTACTTGAATCCTGGTTCCGTTAGCATCGTGAGTTTATCAATCTGCTTTTTAAGCACAGGACCACGATCCGGCCATTTGATAATGGGCTGATCGGAGTTTTTAGCGAGGTTCTGTAATAGGGGTAGGTATATCTTACGAATGGCCTCTAGCCTCTTTTTAAGGTCTGTAATCTCATCCGACGCTGGTGCTACCGCCTCGGCTACAATATCATCTTCGTTGCTAAAAGAAAACCCAAAGTCGTCTGTTAGTTCTTTGTCGTCGAATGACAGATACGGATTACTTTCAGTAGCCATTAGTGATATGTCCTTTTGTTTGCCATTTCTCTAAGCACATCTAAGATATTACTTTCTTCTTCCTGAGGTTGTTCTACAGGAGGTCTAGTCTCTTGTGGTGAGCATAGAGATTGCACATTGTCCCAATAGTATATATTCATCTTCTCGGTGACATCTGAAATGAGTAGAACATCTTCGGCATGTAGCATGAACTCTTGATGATCTACCATCTTTGGGAACACCCATGGCATAAACGATACAGAAAGATATCCTTCGTGAGTGTGTGAATAGACCACATTCATAGGATTCATTACCATATACATTATACCATTTTCATCTTCATACTCTACCGTTTCAGCTACAATATCATCACCATTCTGTAGTCTAAGGAACTTTGCTACAGGGTTATCACTGACATCATTCATAGATCACCTACGTTTCTTTGACCTTAATTTTGTAGATTTTGAAATGGAACTTTTCTTCACCGTAGGTTTTGAGGCGTTCGAAGAAGTGTTTAAGAGTATAGTTATCATGGGCTTTCCACTTAAAGTCGTCGGCAATGTCAAAGAGCGTGGCGGATTCCTTAGTGCTGTTGACACGGAGACCACGCCCGATGGACTGAAGGTTTCTAACCTTGGACTTGGAAGGGGATGCAAATATGACATTATTGAGGGCCACGATGTTAGTACCAGTGCTGAGAACGCCAACGGACCCAACAATAATAGCATTACGTTCCGTCTCGACGATCCTTCGTATTTGTTCTCGGTCATCTACGTCTGTTCCTCCATGAATAAAAAATACTTTACGATCTTTTGCTTTCTTATTTAGCATGTCGTATAGCACCTGTCCATGCTTCTCAACAAAGTTGAAAAACACAAGTGTATTACCTTCTAGAGACAATGCAAGGTTCACAATGAACTTGTTACGTTCCTTGTGTGACACAATGTAATCAATCTCGGTCTTATAGTCCGCAGATTTCATATAATGACATTCTTCATCAGGGTACTTTAGAACAAGGCACTTAATAGTCAAGGCTGCTAATTGCTTATTGTCCATAAGTTCTTTTGATGTAGTAGCCTTATAGATTTGACCAAACAATCCTACAAGTTGCCATTCATGAGCCTTAGCACCGGTAAGAGTACCAGTAACACCTAAACGATATTCTGCCTTGGTGCATTTACCTACAATGTCGGTAAGAGACTTTGCTTGTGCCTGATGTACCTCGTCACAGATAACATAGTCAAACTGCTGAAAGTATTCTTTAGGCATCTTATATAATGACTGCCAAGTAGAGATACAAACAGGCTTATCTGTTACCTTATCTTTACCAGAATAGACACGGTGACAATACTTAGACATGTCTTTACCATTCTTTACAGAATAGTCCTCAAAGTCTGAATACAACTGTTCTACAAGGGCCGACCTAGGAACGATGATAAGACCTCTCTTCCCTTTGGTAAGCAGATACATAGAGACCATGTAAAGAAGCAAAGACTTGCCTGAACCAGTAGGAGACAACACAATACGACGCTTAGAACGTATTGCATGGACGAAAGAGTTAACCTGATAATCTCTAGGCATATGTTTGGGATTGAGTTTTTCAATATACTCATTTGCTTCTTCCACTGAAAAGGATGTGTCATAATCTTCGTCCGCATACTCATAGGTATATCCTCTATCGGTTGCCCACTTTATTACCTGTGGGGCAAGACCACGATAGATTTGTCTATTGAGAGGATTGAATAGTCTTAGATAGCCGTCCCAAAGTTTCTGTCTGTAAGAAGGCACAAACTGAAACCCTGGAGGACGGAATGAGAATGCATCCCTAAGTTCCCATGCAACGCTTTCGTCACAATGAACTTTAATATAGGATTCATCCGCATTTGTTATAATCAAGTGTGTCATTATCTACCGTTTGTCATCTGCAAATACTTTACATAGTTGCCTAGGTCCCAGGTTCTATTGTTTAGAGACTTGAGGACATTCTCACAATAAGATACAATCTCCTCATGGGCAACTCGTTTCAGTAACAGTTTATTTAGTTCTTGGTCTGTGTCGAGTTTTCTAGCAATCTGTGGGTTAGATAGAACATGCTGCATAGGTTCCCAACCACGTTCTACTAGTTCTTCCTGTGTAAGATGACCCTGATAGTAATCCTCTCTTAGACCCTTCATGATTTTATAATCAGTCTCCATCTTGCGGAGTAGGTGTCTATGAAAGGACATGATGTTTAGGTATTTACCGTGAAGGTGAGATATCTTCAATAGTTCTTTTTCCATTGATGTGGAATCAATAGAACCATCTTGTGACCATTCCTTCATCAAGTCGTCAATATTCACTGGTGGTTTCAACATAATAACTCCATTCCGTAGAAACAACTATTATATCATACTATAAAGGAAACGTCAAAGTCTTTCTATCTCAAATAGATCGTATCGGAAAGTAATATCACAGGTAGGAATAGTATCGGCATCAACCTTAGTATCAAAGTTAATACCACTTAGTGAGGTAGGATGGCAGTTATGAAACTTAATACGCATGTTAGGATTATTAGAGTTTGTATTGATAGTTAGGTAACCGTCAAAGTATAGAGGTGCTTTAGGATCTTTTGCTTTGATATACTGTGCATATTCGGCAGGACGAGTCAATCCACGAAGCCACTTATATGACTCCTCCCAAATACGCAAATCTTCGTCAACCAAAGCAGTAAGGGTTAACCCCTCATAGACCAGCTTATCACCATGTCTATAGGTGGTAGAGAAGGGTGTGGGTATGGCAACCTCTGATGTAGATACTGTAGGTAGTGCTACAGTCTGACAAAAGTATTTCAAGAATGGCATATCAGGAATGATGAACGTATATTTTGTCGCCTGTAGGAGCGATGTGTTCTCTGGTGTGTTTTTAGTAAATTCTTCGTATGCCATGCTATCCTCCGCTAACTATTTAGCAGACAAAAAAAGAGAGGCCCGAAGGCCTCTCTCTCAGTTCTTAGATCGTATCTAACTTCTATTAGGTTAGATTGCGAACACGGAAGATGCGGTAGTAGATGTTGGCCTTGCCAGCAACTTCACGACCAGCAACAACACCGTCGCCAGAAGCGGTAGCAAATGGATTTGCAACCATGCCGTAGCGGGTCTTGAAGCCAATCTTTGGCTGGAAGGTATCCTGACCGATTGCACGAACCATCTGTAGTGGAACGTATGGGCAGTAGAATAGACCAGCATCGAATGGTGAAGTACCACGATAACCAACGGTAACTAGTTCGTCGCCGTTTGCTGAACCACCGAAGTAAGGATCGATATAAACCTTAATGCGGCCGTGTAGCATACCAACGAAGGTGTTGCCAGTATCGTCAACAGTTAGATCAGCAGAAAGGGCTGGGGTGTATGAAAGAACACCGGCCATTGCCATAGCTGAAGCAACGTCTGAAGAAACGATAAGGACGTTACCCTTACCACGACGAGTTGCCTTGGCGATAGCGTTAGCTTCTCTTTCGATGTGGAAGATTAGGCCCTTGAACTTTTCAACTGACCAACGACCGTTTGAGTCGGTGTCTAGATCGAAAGTACCGGCAGTTGTAACACCATACTGTGCGCCTACAGTAGCAGAGCGATAGATGGTGCGGATAACTTCACGGTTGATTTCAGCTAGAATTTCAGTTGAAAGGATGTTGGCAAGTTCTGTCTCTGCGTCAAGACCGTGGATTGCCTTTAGGTCCTGTGCAAGTTCAGTGGTGTATTCTGCCTTTAGCGCACGGCTACGAGCAGTAACAGTTACCTTGTCGATGTTGAATGCCATTTCAGCGAAAGCATTTGCACCGGAATCACCTAGTGCTTCTGCCTGTGAAGTGGTCATACCACGACCAACGCCGAATGCAGTACCGTCGCCGTTTAGATCGGCAACTGGGTTGGTGTTAGCTGAATCACCGAATGAGGTGTTTGCCCATTCTGTACCAGCAGCACCACCGGTGTTACCAGCAGCGTTCTTTGATGAGAATGCGGTATTTGCTTCGAAGAATAGTGCTTCGTCGGTTGTACCTGCACCCTGTGCCTGCTGTGCCTTATAACGTGAGCGCATAGCGAAGATTAGGCCGGTTGGACCTGTCATTGGCTGAACGCCGCAGACATCGTATGCGATTAGGTTTGGAAGCGCACGGCGAACTAGTGAGATAAGAATTGGGTCGTATGAACCAATTGCTGTACCAGCACCGAGACCACCACCAGCGTTAGTTGGGGCAGCTTCGTTAAGAGTGCGTGACTCCTCAGCCATTGCCTTTTCTTGGTTCTCTAGAACGACGGCTGTAACAGCACGACGATAAGAGTCCTTAATTGGATTGAGACCATCATGGTCCAGAACTGGGGACCACTTTGACTCTAGGTTTTCTGTAAGATACATTTTAGTTTCCTTCTTTCTTAACTAAAGTTAAATTATCTTGGGAGGCTCTTGCCAATAGCTTTAACGTAGTTTGCCATTGGACCGTTTAGGTTACCTTCAGTTAGGGCCTGTGGGTCTGCTGAAACTTCTACCTTGTCAAGAACTGAATCGTTCTTAACTGCTACTGGGAAATAGTTCTCTCTAAGAGTTTCGATTTTATCGATAAATTCTTCATCGCTGGTATAAGCAACGTTTTCTAGTAGAGAAGATAGCTTCTCTGCCTGAACGCCAGTTAGACCTTCGCAAACTGTACCGATTAGTTCTGCCTTGCGGGCTTCTGCAATAACACCGGTAAGTTCAACGTTACGCTGAATTTCTTCATTAAGTTTTGTTTCTAGTTCCTCAACTGTTGAAGATAGTTCCTCAACTACATTGACTGAATCTTCTGGAACATCGATATAATGTTCTGCGAATAGGGCACGTAGACCACCAATGAAATCTTCTGTTAGTTCTGAACGGAGTGCAGACTCAACAGCAACTTCATTTTCTTCAATCCACTGTTCAACAACATAGTTTAGATAGTCATCAACGTTGGAAGCAAGTTCTTCCATGATCTCGTTGACTCTCTCCTCTAGAGTTTCGGCATAAGCCTGTTCTAGTAGAGCGACTTCTTCTTCTAGCTTTGCTTTTACAGCGGCTTCAAAGATTGTGGTAGCCTTAGCATGAAACTCCTCTGATAGGTTTTCACCTGCTAGGAGGGCATCAACATGCTCTGCCATATCGACTTCATAAGTCTCTAGGGCTTCTGCTACAGTTTCTTCTTCTGCTTCTTCGGTTACGAACTCAAAGTTCTCGTCGATAGCAGCAAGGATTTCTTCTTCTGAAAGACCAGCTTCAATTGCTTCTGCAATGAAATCTTCTAGTTCTTCTGAAATAGCAACTTCCTCATCGCACTTTTCGGACTTGCCTTCGTGCTTCTCATCTTCGTCCTTCTCGTCTTCCTTTTCAGACTTATCGTCTTCCTTGGACTTACGGGCTTCTTTAAGAGCCTTTAGACGTTCTGCAAGAGAAACCTTTTCCTCTTCTGAGAATACTTCACCGTCCTGTTCCATTTCTTCGGCAGCTAGTTTCTTAGTTGGTTCGGCAGCAACAGAAGCCTTTGCAGACTTTGATGTGTCCTTTGAACCAGAAGCCTTAGCACCTAGATTTTCAGTTGGAAGTGATGTTGGGGTCTGGCCGCCTAGGTCTTCCTCTTTACCGAGTGACTTAGGATCGGCAGCGCCTGGGTTCGTATGTCTGCCTTCGACAGACTTAGAACTTGGCTTTAGTGTCTTAGCATTGCCTGTTGATGCAGTAGATGGGTCAACTGGATTAGGGTTAGAAATCTTACCTGGGGAAACCTCAGGATAAGCACCCTCTTCCAAAACCTTTCCCTGCAAAACAGCCTTTGCTGTTTCTGTTAGTGATGCCATGTTATGGATACTCCTTTTCCTTATTTAGCAATTTCAAAGTTTTGAAATATAGTTTTCAAAAATCTTCAAGGCAACTTCTTCAATATCATTACGTGATGCTTCACTTATAAGTTTCTTAGCACGATAATACTCTTGCTCTTTCCACTTACCATTCTCAAAAATCCACTCTTTACCTTCCATGATGCCTTGCACAAATGCGTCAGGTGCGCTAGGGTCTGCTACAATGTCTGCCGCTGTAGCTAACTTATAGTCGTCTTGGACTTGCTGATAACCATTGTGCGAACGGAGAGACCCTACGCCTCTTGTTGACACACCAAGACTTGCACCGCCATCTAGTAGACTCTTAACTATCTTTCCGTTAGGAGTATCTAAAATCTTTGCTTTACCAATAAAATTTGTCCCGTCAGGATGTAATGATGTAATCATGTGGGATACACGATCTAGGTTGATTTGAGGGTTCTCAGGATGACCTAGTTCACCAAACGCTCTGCCTTTTGAAACGTATTCACGGTTATATCTGTCAGCCTCTTTAGAAAGAACTGACATAGGATAAACACGACCGTTACGGTTCTGCTTTTCTGCCTGCATGAAGATACCAGTAATGAAGTGGTTCTTACCACCCTTACCGTTATCCTCTACGAGGTAATGAATGTCTTGTATATCTTCTCTAATAAGTTTCATAGACTTATTTATCCTTTTTAATTCCTTGACTATTCGGCCATAGAGCCGTAGCCACTTAACCCTGTTAGAACGGCACGAGCAGCTTTACCTACTTTACCACCTCTCTGCATATCTTTTTCATCTTTTGGTGCTACATAACCTGGTTCACGACCTTGTAATGTGTTGATGTTTCTTCTCAACATGCCTGGTCTTTTATACTCAGGCTTTTTTGGTGTTTCTTTCTTTTTCACTTCATCTGGTTCAATTTTAACCTCTGGAGCGGCACTTGTTTCTGCTGCCTTAGGTTTAGTTTCGGTCTGTTTTGGTTGATTTGATTTTTTTGATCTTGCTTCGGCTCTTTTCTTAGCAGCTTCCTTTGCTTTATCATAAGGACTTAAACCAAGAACATCAATGGCTCTACGATAACCTTGGGATCTAAGAGTAGCAGGATCTTTTCCACCCATCACTTCATCCATTTGGGCAGCAACCATACGCTTCTTTTCGTATAGCTTCTTTTCCATAATAGAGTTTAGTTTTTCGTTAAGATGACTTTCAGCTACAACGTAGTTTTTGTCTAGGATGCTTTCGATAAGATGTGACATTATGCTAGTCTCTTTGGGTTGAAGGCTGCGGAGTCGGCTGTTTGGCCCTGATCATAATCACGACCGTCTTTCTTTAGTTCAATGAATAGTGTGAATACATCACCAGCAGCAACACCAGTTGTTGAGTAAACAATATCACCAGTACCGGCGGTGTTAGCAGGAATGGCACCAGTCATACCTTCGGCATCAAAGTTAAAATCGAATTGACCTGTCCCTACATGACAGATTTCAGTATTTGTACCACCCCATCTAAGTGAAGTATAGCCACCAGATTTATAGTGACCATGTCCCCAAATTCTTTTGATCTGTGTTCTGTAAAGAGATTTGATATCAGTATTAGATGACATGATCTTACCATTGGTATTCAAAGAATATGCCAATGACGATACATCTAGTAGAACAACGTTAGCAGCCGCAGAATCTACAGTTGCAACATACTTGACTAATGCTCTACGATTGTTATCAATCAGTTTGTGTTCGTTAATGCCGTTTGCCATCTATTATGCCTTTATTGAAAAGTTTAGTAGTTTCTTGAAGGATTCAAGGTCCTCGTTTAGCATACTTTCAACAATCTTCTTGTTCTTAGTATTGACCGAATCATAAACTTCAAGGATTCTTTTAGCCATACTGGTATTTATATGAACTGGTCTTCCGTTGATTTTCATATCAAGACGGTGAGAACCTTCATTTACCATCTGACGAAGGTCGGATATCTTGTTCTCTGAGACTTGCTTTTTGCTTGAAGCCTCTGCATCTTTTCTTAGTAGAGTTTTCTGTCTTGATTTGTCAATAGCAGAATCACCTCTATCAAATGTTGGTGACTTGGTTGTGATGTGTCTCTTTTGAATGTTATCGGTAGAAATTCTTGTGCCTGTATCTTGACTTGATGGTTTGTTATCTCCACCCGTAGCGGCTTTAGCAGCAGCGGCTCCAGCAACTAATCTAGCGGCACCACTTAGTGCGGCTCTTGCTACACCACCAACGCCTGCAACGGCAGCACCTGTAGCAGCAGCTTTAGCTACACTCTTACCAGCTTCTTTAGCAGCACCCCAAGTATCACCCTTGGACCACTTCTCTTTGGCGGCTTTAACATTACCATAACCAGGTAGATTATGTCCTAGTTCTTGTGCTGCTTTGAATGTAGCGGAATCTTTTACTTTATCTTGAGCCCACTTTCTACCCTTTTCAATGGTATCACCGATAACACCTTCTTCCATACGCTTCTCTGCAAGTTTCAACTTAAAGTCTTCCTCGCAGTTCCAGCGGCGTAGTGCCTTATTGATTGGTGAATCAGGATCTCTTGCATTCTTAGCAGAGGTCAAACGCTTTTTCATTCCACCCATGCGTGAGCAGAATGACTTACGGCGTGATGCTCTCTTACCTGTAGGATTCTTTTCTGTAACAGCAGTCTTTAGTTTCGAACCTGGGTTCTCACGACGATAGACATTGACTGCCTTCTGTGATAGACCGTCTGTTTTATCTTTACGATTGACATCCTGCCAATCTTCTTCCATATCTTGTGCTTTATTATATGCTGTCTTGGCACCCTTATAAGCACCGTGGGCTGCACCAACGACTGCACCGATAGCCATACCAGGCTCGGCTGCAATAGCATTGCCTTTAGCAGCACCTCTTAGTGCTCCATGTGCAGCACCTTTTAGACCACCCTTAACAGCTTCCCACTTTGCACCTTCATACAAATCTAGTTCTTCCATAGAATCATATACAGAGGCTTCATTTAGGTTTATATTACCCTTAGGACCAAATGGCACAGAAAGATACTTATCAACTGTCTTAGAATAGTATAGAGCGACAGTCTGATTACCAGGATATCTTCTATAAGTAATGCGTCTAAACATTAGCAGATTAGGCATTGCTGTCTGTGAAGGTACATCTGATAGTGACTTAATCTCACTCTTAGGTTTAGAAACATCCTCAAGCACTAAATCCTCAGGAGATGCCTGAGGTAAAGCAATATCATATTCTTCTCTTAGTTGCTTGAGTGTTTTCATGATCTAATCCTTACTGTGCAAAGTAGTTAGCAGCAATATCCTTCTTCTTCTCCTCAAGTTTTTCCATAGCCTTTTCTTGGAGAGCGGCAAGAAGATGCTCTTTCATTTCTGAAAGATTGTTCTCAAGGATATTGTCAAGAGCCTCATTAATGTGTTCTTTGGTATCCATTTTAGTTTCCTTTTTTAGGTTTTCATAAACCGTTTGTCCCTTTTTACCACCGGGATCGACAATGATATCTGGCTTGTTTGACTTTTCTTTATTCAAACGAGCAGAATGCTTATGATGTGGTGTGAAGTAAGGCATCCAAGCCTCACTCTTAACAGGTTTAACCTTATTTACGTTAGCACCACCCTGCTTTGAATCCTTATAGGTATCATCTTTGTCATCGTTCTTTGTGGTAGTTGGCTTAGGCTTCTTACCATAGAACTTTGCTCTACGACTAACATCACCAAAGCGATCATATGGATGACCGATTGATGCCCAACCTTCCTCAACAGGAACACAGTTAGGAACCATCTTACCGCCTTTTTTCTTTAGACCTTTGGCAGTATAACCTTTCCAGCAGGCGTCTTTAAGGTCGTTCTTTTCTTCGTTCATCTTTTTTCCTTTAACAAAGTCGTATGCTTTCTTGGCATAATGAACACCTGTAGCACCCCAACCTGCGGCACCTGGTAGTGTAGTTGCCATTCTAACAACATCTCCTTTGGGTGAGCCATGACCAGAAGATGCTTTGCTCATAACATCACCCATGGTATATATGTTAGCAGCAGTCATACCCGCCATAGCTACTCGCTTAGCTTTCTTTAGTCTTTCACCTTCGTCTATCTTAGGCAATCTTCTAGTATTACCAGTTGAATCACCAATACTGTAGTCTGCTTCTCTTTCAGGACCAGCAGAGATACCTTCTTTTAGTTTTGTAGGATTAAACTCATCAAAGCCAACTTTGTTATGCTCGTGGCCTTTATGATGCTTCTTCATCCACTTTAACTTGTTACCGTTTTCATCTTGGTATGACATAGAGTTGTTATTGATATATTGCTGCACATAATTGATGACAGCAGGATCACCGCTAACGTTACCTAAACCTCTAACACCAGATGTGCTGATACTTTCTGATATCTTAGACTTCTCTACCTTAGACAGTTTCTTATAGTAATCTGGTCTTTCAGATAGATGATCTCTTGCAATTTCTTTGGCGTCTTTTAAACTACCTGTGTGTTCTTTCTCAACCTTAGCACCTGCATCGATAAGTTGTTTAACCGTATCAAGTGATAGATTCCACTTCTTAGCAATCTGTGCCGCTGTTAATGTTTTAACACTTTTGAGTGACAATTCAAATACCCTTGTATTATTTAGTTAATAGGAACCAAAACACCATCTTCATTCAGGTGAGTAACATCACCCTCTGTATTGGCGTAACGATTAGAACCAACATAGATTAAGCCTAGTTCTTTGGCTTCTTTAACTACAGATTTCTTTTTAGGTGCAGGCTTCTTAGCGGTTGCGGCTGGCTTCTTAGATGACTTGATACGTTCAAGTTCAATCTTTTTATCCATCATAGTTGCTTCATGTCCTTTGTTTACCATTTCTTTATTGGCAGCCTCAGGATTGATACTATCAACTTCCTTCTGGACATGAGCCTGGGCAATCTGCTGCTGTGCATTAAACTGGATCTGATTCTGCATATCCTGTTGCTGCTGCATTGCTTGTGCCTCGGCATCGGCTTGCATCTGCATTTGTTGTTGCTGTGCTAGTATGGCATTCTCTTGTTCCATCTGAGCATTGATTTCCTCAATGTCCTCGTCTGTCTGCTGGAGAATGTTCTTACGGACCCACAAGATAGAATAGTAACGACCAATGAAAGGATCAACTTTGATTAGTGTATCAAGACGGGTATTAAGTAGTTCCGCCTCTTTTAGTTCATCAAAGTTATTATCTTTCTTATAGTCATACCAGATATCTTCTTTGATTTCATTCCATTCTTCTTCGGTACAAACCTTCTTTAGAACAAGTTGAACTCTTAGAAGATCATCAAATAGTGTAGAGAACTTATTACGGAGTCTAGTAACGAACTTGTTAAACTTTAGTTCGTCACGAGTAATCTCGGTTGTGCGACCTAGTGAGAAGCCTTGGTTCTGTTCTAGTCTTGAGATTGGAATACCAAGTGACTTGTATAGCTTGGTTTGGAAATACTTAACGTCCTCTAGTTCACCAAGGTTACGAGCACCTTCTAGTGTAGAGATTTCTGTGCCTTTAGAACCTTCACGGCGTGGTAGCCAGAAGTCCTCAAGCATTGATAGGTGTTTGCGGTCGTCTTTAATTTCACCAGTATTGGAATCATATACTAGCTTGTTACGATACTTGACCATGATATCACGGACATACTGTTCCGCTTTAACTGTAGGCATGTTACCAACGTCGATATAGAATACACGGCGCTCTGGTGCACGAGATAGACGATAGATAACTGTAGCATCTTCAACCATTCTTAGATTGTTGAATGGCTTGATTGCTTTGTGTAGATATGAAAGCACCATGGTCTGCTTTGGATCCATGATACCTGAATTGATATTAACGACAGAATCAACGGCGATCTTTGCACCTAGATTGGTGCCTGCGCCAATCATTCCCTTTTCGTTATAAAGGTAATACTCAATTTGTCTTTTAATTAGTTCTACACCAGTATTAGGATCACGAGTCTTTTGAATCTCTCTAATCTTACGAATACGGCGTGGGTCAATATACTTGACCTCTTGGATACCAGCATTAGGCATACCTTCGTCAATAACGACATGATAGAACAATCTACCATCGATATACCAGCGGCGGAAAATCTCGTGACCCATATTACCAAAGTTAAGCAACTTTAGGATATAGTTGAACTCATCCTCGATACGCTTCTTTAGTTGTGGGGTAAGTTTAACTTCGTCTAGATTGATTTCTACTGAGGTACCAGAATCTTCTACTACGATTGCCTCATTGACAATTTCATCGACGGCAGTTTCTACTTCTGGTTGTATAGATAGTTCTCTATACTTTGTGATTAGTTGTGTCTCATTACGGAATGTACCATCAAGATCAACGTATGTGCCATAATAACCAGCACCAGCAACAGTTACCGCACCATCGTTGTTCTCTGGTAAGGTAAATGTTTTCTGTCTTTGCTGATCTTCAAAGCGTGGATCGACCTTGTCAGCACCTATTTGGAAACCAAATAATTTCACAATAATATCCTTCTTCTAAAATCCTACGGGAGATAACCCCCGTAGGATATAGTTATATTTAGTGCTGATTATACGAAGTCGGTGGTTGGGATTGGGAATACGGATTCCCACCACTGATAAGCAAATGTAACACCATATTCTTCGATCTGGTCACCAGATGCCCAATCTAGGTCGATTGCAGCGACATCAACTGGGAAGGCTCCGAAAATCATATACTGCTTGATGATCTCACCAGTCTTAGCATACTGTGTAACGTATGCTTGTGCCTGATACTGAACACCGCTTCTTGCAGCAGGATTACGAAGGTTACCAACATGTGAATTTAGCTGGTTCATCCAGATTTCAAGGTTGTTACGAATGGTGAAGTTTTCATCATTGATAACCTGGAAAGACCAATCTGGGAATGATCTTGTTCCAGCAACCTTGATTGTGCGCCCAAAGTATGGGATCTCAATAGATGACATGGCATCGCCTGGAAGTGATGTTGCTCTAGCCTTGAAAATGATATCAGGGCTTAGAGGTGCTGACCCTAATACAGGGGGCAGCGTCATCATTACTTCAAAGAGACTGGCACGTGCACCATCATCAACTAGACTTGCTCTAAAATCATTTACGTTGAATGGCATTTGTTATTTCTCCTTTTCCTTTATTTATTAGAACTTGCCAACAATTTCGGAGAAGGCAACGCCAGTGCGGACAGCCACGAAATTAAGTTGAATGAAATTGATGCTACGAGCAGGCTTGATATAGATATCTCCTCTAAACTCATTACGATCAATAATCTCAGGGGTGTTGTTGGTGGTATCGCAGACTACTTTGAAATCGTAGATGCCACGACGACCCTTAACATCCCTTAGGAATGGCTCTACTAGAGCAACGAACTGGGCTCTGGTGAACTCATCGTTGAACTCGAATAGAGAATACTTAGCAGCCTTTGTGATTGTCTTTTCAAGGACAATGAATAGGCGGCGAACGTTGATACGATCAAATGCTGAAGGCTTGCGCTGCATGGTCTTATCACCATATAGAACAGTTCCCTCACCCTTGAAGGTGACAACAGGGTTAATGTTGTTCTTGTATAGATCGTCTCTCTGTGCCTTGGTTGGATTCCAAGCAAGTTTAACAACGTTCTTAATCTGACCACGATTGAAACCAGCTGGTGAGAACCATGGGTCACGATCAAAGTCGGTGCGGGCACATAGACCAGCGATATCGCCGTTTAGCGGTACCCAACGATATACGTTATTATACTTGTCGAACTGCTTCTTCCAGTTACCATCGAAGATACCGAATGAAGTAGAGTTGTATAGGTCAATCTTAGAAACAATATCAGAGACTTCGCTACCAGCGTTATCAACAACGTCTGCCATATCAGGTGAAACGAATGCAACACAGTCCTTACGAATACCTACAATGTTATCTAGAACGTGTTCTGAAACAACCTGTGGTGCGTCACCAGTCATGATTAGTGAAACATCAACTTCTTCTGCGCTCAAGAATAGATCATATGCAGAGTTTAGCTGTGCATTAGTTGGTGCAGCAACCTTACCACCGAATAGTCCCATTGTATATGATGCATTTGACTGACCATATGCAGTTGCAACTAGATGACCTGTGTTATTCTGTGTAGATGATGGACGACCCCATGATGAGGTTTCAGAAACACCAGTTACTTCATCTAGTGCATGATTGATTGCCCATAGATACTGTGACTTGTCATTAACGACATTGACCCAGAAATTAGATGAACCATCATCGTTGACTGCATCTGATGCCTTTGAGACATAAGAGAAGCGTTCTAGAACAGTATTTGCTTCACCATTAGAGAACTTGCCAAGACGGTCAACAACAATAAGGTGCATTTCGTCGTTAGCACCACCCTTAGATGATACATAAGAAGATGTTCCTGTAACACCTTCAAACTGTGATGAATACTCCCAAGAATCGAATGTTGCTGAATCTTGTCCGCACCATAGTGAAACTTTTAGTGAGTTACCAAGTTCACCTGGATACTTAGCAGCAAACATACCGTGTGTGTTTGGAACTGTATTTGCTGAACCGATTAGAGCGTAGTTGTTTTCGTAATCATCTTCGTTCTTAATGGTCAAGCCATATGCACCAGTGGTTGCGTTAACCGCACCATCAACAATAGTATTAGCAGAACGAACAACCTTTAGGTTATTGCCATATGATAGGAAGTTTGCAGCGGTAAAGAATGCTGTATATGAGTTCTGGCTTGGCTTACCAAACCAACGAACAAGATCAAGTTCATTACTAATGGTGACAATATGGTCAACTGGACCCCAATCAAAGTTTCCGGCAAACGCCCCTTCTGTAGTAGATGCGGCAGGAACAATGGTCGTAAGATCAACTTCTGACCAAGTCACGCCTGGGGAAAGTGAATATGCCATCTTTTACTCCTTTTATAGGTTAGAATGGTGTTTATTCCATCTTCACCTTATTTATCGTTTTTGATGTTTTCAGGATTATAACTTACTGTTCCAATCGTAATTGAGATTATCGAAAGGATACATAGCTTCTCTATCACTTCGCCATAAGTCACCATTAGCATCTTGTTCCACGTAATCATCTAAACCGTTATCAATGAAACCAAAAGGTACGTTCTCAACATCCTGTAGGTAACCTAGTTCTTTCTGTAGAACATATCTGATATCATTTGAAACTGTTTCTTTGAATAGCTTTTGTGCAGTCAACCACCCAAAATGAACACAGGTCATTGCAAGGTCGTCGTTTGATCCTTCTTCTGCCATGAATGATTTCTTGTTAGCAGAGAAAGAGAATAGTTCTGTAATCGTATCTTCGTCGTTAAGAATGAGTTTATCGCTCTCAACTAGTGTCTTGAGGTTAGCACAACCAATCATCTTAGACTGTGCGGTAATCTTTAGACCAAATGCTAGTTTGTTCTTACCAGCAGCAAAGCCACCAGAGGCTTGCATACCTTGTTTACCCTTGATCTGAAACTTTAGTAAGTTCTCATAGTTCAACTCAAAGTGTAAGATATCTGCTACCTGTAGACCGATAGAATTGATTTCTATAAGAACGAAAGCCTCGTTATACTTAGTAGCGGCAGAATAGATTACCGCTGGTAGTAGCATAGGGCTAATCTCGTTGTTTCTATATTTAGCGACCTGCCTATAAGGTATTTCTGTAACGTCAAAGATAGAAAATGTAGAGTAGTCAAGACCCTGTCCTTCAGCAACATCAGCACATAACACATAGGTATGCTTAGGAATAGGATCCTCGAATACATCCATACATTCGTTTCTATAGATTGGCTCTTTCCAGTGCAGCGATGCTAGTTTAGCACCATTGATTAGTGTGTTAGATGAACCTAAGAACTCACAACCAAACTCTTGGTCGAACTGTCTTTGACTAGTGTTTCTGATAGTTTCTTCTGCCCACTTGGCATCTCTGCCAGGTACCATCGACCAGTGGATCTCAATAGGGATATATGTGCTAGTCTTTTCAACTGCTTTTGTCCACATCTTATAGAATAGGTTCATACCGTTAGGGGTAGAAACGATAACGACCTTTGAACTTTGACCAGATGAAATGGTAGGATATGTAGAGTTAAAGAACTCCTCGGCAATGTTGTTAGGTACGAATGCGAACTCGTCCAGAAAGATTAGGTTGAACGAGAAACCACGGACAGATGAACCTGAGGTGGAGTCGGCTAGAACTCTTGAACCATTAGCAAGATAGATAGAACCTTTGTTCCACTCTTTGATGCCTTGCTTGAGAAACATAGGCAAATACTCAAACGCCAGTTTTAGTTTCTGTAGCAATTCACGAGCGGTAGGAGCACGGTTAGCTAGAATAGCAACCACATAGTTCTCATTGAATAGAACCTGATGCAGAATGTATGCCACACTAGTTGTGGATTTGCCAACCTGTCGTGGTAGTTTGCAGATAGAAAAACGATTGTCGTGGAATGATTGAAGCATACGCTCCTGAAAGTCCCACATTTCAAATGGGATCAAACCACGATCAACGTTGATGATCTTGATATACTTCTTGGCAAAATAAACGGGGTCGTCAGCACACTTGATATATTCATCTAGTTCTGCTTGTGTAAATGCATGACGATACTGCTCATTAGGCAGGTTGGGGTTATTCTGATAACTAAACGGCGTCCTTGCCATCTTGCTCTCTCTTAGTCTTGATGGCGGACAATAGTTCGGCTGTAGAGCCTACAAAGACTGCCTGTTCCACGTTGATGTGACCCTCTGGATTCTTCTTACGAGGATCAGATTCTGGATTAGGTTCCCTTAGGTCTTTTTTCGTTTTTTGTAGTGCGTAGAGGTCTTTGGAAGTTTCGCCAACAGTTTTGATGAGGTTAGAAACAACCTCAAAACCCCTTGCACTTTCGTTTTGTCTGGCGATGGTGGCGATTTCTTCGATTGCATCGTTTCCCTTTACTATTAGGTTGCGAAGGGTCTTTCTTACAAGAATATAATCTTCATCTTCATCGGTCAAATCAGAAGGAGGTGCTTCATAAGGAATGACCTCCTGCTTCTTTTCTTCAACAGGTTCATGAGGAATACCTAAAGCATCCGATAAATTCTTTTCAACACCCATAATAACTTATCCTAAACATTTTTGATATTTATACTTCTGTGTCTGGCCACTCTGTGATAGTAACATCATAACCATAATCGTCACCAGCCTGCGCTGTAAGAGGATCGGGCTCTATCTTGATCTCTGCTAACTTAATCGGGTCGACCACAAACGAATCAATCTGACACACACCGTTTGTTGATACGGCGTGAATTGTGTTATTAACTCTAAACTGTCCTTGAGTAGCACCCAAAACAAGTTTGCCTGTGTTAGCACTATAGTTCATAACAATACCGTATGCTGATGCCGTATTGTAAGAGTTACCCTGGAACACATAGTCGTCTGCTTTGAATGTACCATTAGCATTGATAACATTCAAACGAGTAATGTAGCCAGACTTTAGTGAGTTGTCATCATATATGTTGGCATAAACTGATTTGATAATCTTAGGTGAAGATATAGCACCATAGTAATGCATCTTCATTGTGAAGGTTAGTGTCCAATTAACATATCTAACGGAATCGTAATTGCCTTCATATGCAATATCATTTGCCACAGAATTGAGAATGATAGGGATATCTTTCAAGGCACCTAGATCAGGAATCATATTAGTTGTAACTGTAAAGTCAGGATTGAAAAACGGCATAATCTGTTCTACAATATGAGTACCGTCATCAATGTTACGAGCATAGATGTTCAATGCAAATGTAATGTCATATGGCACACCCATATAACTTGCAGATACGTTAGTTGCTGAATTAGTCTTAGCTGCCTTTAGCAGAGAGTTTTGTTTTCTCGTGGCATCATATGTGATACCTGTAATCTCGAATGACATACGTGGCAGAATAACGCCAACTGATCTTAGTAGGTCAGGGTCGGATAGAATACGAGTAACCATCTTCTCCTTAGGAGCATAGATGATAGGTACAAGAAAGCGGCTGGTTTCTTTACCAGTCTGATCATTCTTTCTAATGATAGTGATATCATCAAACAAGCGACCGAATAGAATAACGGCCTTTCTTGTTAGCTGATGGTAGAAATGTGAATTACCTAACATTATGGTGTTCCAAACGGATTAGTTTCGCTCAAATCTAGAATGATATTAGTTTCTGTTCTAAATTCTTCGTTGTCATAGTCATCATATGGATTGAAGTCTGTTCTGTCATCATAAGAGATTGAGCGGAAGATTGCTCGTGATACATTGCCATATACGTTGGCATTTGCTCTAAACTGTCCTTCAATGTTATGTAGGAATAGAGCGCCGTTGGCTTTGTAGAACTCTGTGATTGTAGCAGAGGCAAAGTTATTAGCCCAGGTACCATCGGTTGATTGATATACAATCTCACCGTCATGATAACTTGATGCCGCAGGATTATAAGTTACTGCATTAGAGATCATAAGTCTGGTTGTATATTGCACTTCGGCTGCCACTTCATCGATATCTTCGATGCCTGTATTGATTTCTTCTTCGCTGTAACGGAACAGTTCGCAACGCATTTCATAAACGAATGGCAGTCTCTTACCTAGAGAGTGAAACATTAGTTCCTGTTCAACGAACTTGATTTCAACTAAACTCTTGATGACAGGAATATAAAGTAAGTCACCTTCTTGCGGGCGCTGACGAAGGGTTGTTGGTATGAGTCTTTTGAAAGCCTTTAGTGAAATTATAAAATTAGATGTTTCTCTAATCTCTAGACCGAACTTAGAGAAGAAGTCATTGTCACCTTCGAAACCTTCAAAGTTAGTCATGTAGGCTTCAATTAGGTATGCTTTGTCAAACTTTGATTTGCTATACTCACCAAAGATCATATCACCAGCGTCAAAGGATTCTCTAGGAATATAATAGACGTTCTGGCCCATGATCTGAATAGACTCAACAATAACATCCTCCATAAGGTGATGTTCATTGCTCATTCTATCTTGTGATGGGGAGTTGTTGAAATACCCTGATACGGCCATCTTAACCTACCAAGAAGCCAGGAGGGGCCTCGTATGTTTCTCTAATCTCTCGCTCGGCTGCTGTGATTTCATTCATAGCCTCTGCATAGATATCAGCACCACGCATTGTTACGCCACCTGGTAGCTGCATCTTATCAAACTTTGACATGTTCTGTCCCCACTGGCGCTTAACATAGGCAGTGGCTAATTTCTTGAGCATACGGTTATTCCATACCGCAGTAAATTGAACTGGATCGGTAATGATCATTCCTTCTACAATAACAAACTCACCAGTATCAACGTCATTCATCCAGTCCATATCGATGTATAGACGGTTATTGACTTTGTTGAAACGAACTGGAGTTTGACCTGTGAAGATAAGATCAAGTGTGGCTAGATGCTGCATAGTCAATGAGTAATTGACATATGATGTTGATGACAAATCCCATAGATCGTTTAGACGCAACTGATATCTTAGATCGAACATACCCATAGAGGCATTAGTTCCACCTACAGGGAAGATACGAACGGCACCAATAATCTGATCTGATAGTTGAATGTAACCGTTAGATTTATCTTGGGATGAGATTTGATGCTTAACATAGGTGCGTTCTGTGCCGTCAAAGTGAAACTCGTTCCAGTATTCAAAGGCAAGTTCAACGGCATCATTGACCTGTTCATCATCAACATTGATTTGAATAACAGGGTAACCCAACTGTCTTAAACAGAAGTCTTTTAGTTCTTCTTTATTTGCCGGTTTAGTAATAGACATTTAGGTTACCCTTGTTAGATATTTGTAGTATTTAGTTTACCACTTTATCCGATAGAGGTCCCTCTGGTGCTGGTGGCTGCAACTGTGCGTTAGCCTGCTGGCGAACCACGGTGAAGGTATCGATTGATTGCTCTAGTGGTAATTTTGCTAAACCTGCTAGAACAATGTTTAGCTGATCAATGTTCAATTCAAGTGTTACTTTATTCATGATGTTTTCACTCCTTATGGTGTATTAGCTGCTGGCGCCCATGGTAGGGTTGCTTCAACTACTGGATTTAGTGAAGCGTCAATCTGTTCTTGGATCTTGTCATTAACGTGGCGTTCATAGTCACCTACGACAACGGCTTGAATCCAGGATAGGACTGTTTCCTCGGTTAGCTGTTCAAATGGAACAAATGTTGTTCCTGCTGGCATTGTGTCGGCAGAGAATGGTGTAGCACCTGAGAATGTTCCGGTATGCTCACCGTCTGTACCAATCTTCTTCCAGTATGTCTGAACGACTACGTTTGGTGTATTATTTAGTGTAGTAGTTTTTAGACCTGTCACTTCCCAGGTGTATGTTACTGCCATGGTTTCCTCTTATGGTTTTGGGTATTTATCTTTTACGGCCTGTATCTGAGCCTTCCATGCATCATAACCGCCGTGGTATAGTAAGTCGAACTGGTCGGCGAAAGATGGATACTCTGCGGATCTTAAACGCTGATATTCTTTACCATCATATTCTGCCTGTAGTCTTACAATCTCTTGTTCAATCTCTTCCAGAGTTGGCTTAGAAGTAGTATTTTCTTCAAACCACTCTAACGTATTATAATCTTCACTATGTATAATCCAAGTAGCACCAGGTCTAAGACTAGTGATAGCATGTGTAATATCATAAATCATCCGCCAATTTCCTTTGCAATTAGGGTTGATGACAATGTTCCACCCAAGAAGTTGTTTGGATAACCAATTGATCTATTAAAATGATATGTGGTAGAAACGTCCTGACCAAACAAAACACGATAGATTATAGCACTTGTAGTTGATGGACTATGAACCAACTCCATAGCACAAGTATTAAACTGATTGGTATCACCATTGACTGCATAACCAAAGTGTCCCTGACTGCGTGAACCTACAGCATCGCCGATACCAGGAACATCCGACCAAGATGAACCGCCATTGGTACTAAACTGGAACTTATATCTAACAGTACCTGTATTTTGTGCACCAGTAATATAAGCAGAAAGAACAATTCTACTGGCTGTTGATTTGGGTGTGATGGTTACACGGAATCCCGAATCAAACTCGTTATATGTGTTTGCAGAAACGGCAATAGATGTGGTTGATGTTTTCACAGTTTGCACTACTTGGAGAATATGTCCTGGTGCTCTAAGGTCATTGAATACAGAGGTCGATGCCGGATCAGCATAGTAACCAGTATTGTTAGAATCGTAGAAAATAGGCGAACGCATAGAACCAAATGCAAAAAGATTAGAACTACTGTCCATATAACCTTTTTGAGCATTGGCAATTCTAAACTCAATATTATTTGAACTATCGGCCATCAAACTTAAAGTGCCAGCGGTGTATAAACCGGTGTAACCCCAAGCTGAGCCTATTCTCAATGTGGCACCGTTACCTTCAGGATTTCCGACAAAATAACCAGAATCGCCAGTATAGAAACTTACACGGTTAGACGTTCCACCAATAAGACTAAAACCACCATTAGTAGGATCTACATAATAGCTAGTGTTATCTGAATCGTAGAAGATTGGCGCTCTACTAGATGATGCTGCAAACCAGTTACCAGCATTATCATTCCACGCCCACCATCCAGTTGCATTTAGGTTCAAGAATCCTAATCTGTCAGAATTGGCATGAATATATCTGCTTCCATTATCACTGTCAAACATTGTAATAGTTGATGATGACTGACCCTGTCCTACGGTTAGACCAATCACGTTCAATTGTCCAGTCATCGTACCACCAGCAAGTGGTAAGTAATTTCCTAATTGAGTCGTAGTTGCATATCCAGCCGAACCAGTAACAGATGTAACACGACCATAAGCATCAACTGTGAGTGCCGAAATACCGGATGAATATGATGCCGCACCAGCACCGGCAGTTGCCAGGTCAAGAGTAATACCAGTCGAACCGGAACTTGTGATACGACCAGATGTACCAGATACGGTGGCAACTTTTGCATTAGCAGCGGTAAACGCTGCATTAGTTAATACATAATCAGCATTAGAACTGGTGTAGGCTGCATTGATAACACCAAATGCAGAATTGACCGCAGCATAGATTGTATTAGAAAAGGTAAATTCGGCATTACCGGCTGCAAATGCAGCATTAGCAACACCATAACCAGAACTAATCCATGTGATAGCATTAGCCCCACCAAGGTTCAAGTTACTGGTTCTAATGTCCGCATTGAGAACCGATAGAGTCATATTGTTGCTCATTGCACCAATATGGTTGTTTATAGGCTCTCTGTCATAACCTTGGAATAGGTAATACTCTTTATCTGTGTGTTCTCTATAGAGACCTGTATGGACGTTAGCACCAGCAGTATTGACATAGTTGGCTATAAAGCCAATGTCCACAATATCACTAGAATAGTTATTAGCAGCCAAATAGATCAATGGATCTGAGATCGACATGGTATTGGCGTTCAACTGATAAGTATTACCAGAAACAACTAGATCACCAACAATGCTTAGTGTACCTGTGATAGTATCACCAGACTTAGAAACCTTGCCATTAGCCGTTCCAAAAGCTGCATTAGCTACGGTATAACCAGCATTTAGAGAAACGTAGGCAGCCGACAATCTAACGTTGTCTGTATTAGATTGAGTAAAGACCGCATTAGTAACTACATAATCAGCATTAGAACTTGTATAGGCTGCATTGATTACTGCAAAGGCTGAGTTAACCGCAGCATAGGTCGTATTAGTCAGACCAAATGCAGCATTAGCCACCGTATAGGCGGCATTAGACATTGTATAGTCATTGTTCTGCAATGCATAGGCAGAGTTGGCTACAGTAAAAGCGGCATTGACCAGGTCATATACTGCGTTAGCCTGCTGCCCTGTAGGAATAGATGAACCACCAACAAAGATGGTTTGTGCTATAATGGAGTTATTAGAGATAACTACCGTATTAGAACCAATATAGAGGTTGCCAGTAACCCTCATAGAATACGCATTGATGGTATTCGCTGTGAGGGTGTTGGCGCTCTTATTGAATACTAGACCTGGGCTACCATTAGCCGATCCAGCATCATCAAATACAATCTGTGTGTCCGTTGCGGAACCTTGAATATCATTGTTGGCAGTATAGAACCAAACATTGTTGACCGCATTATACTTATATCGATTACCTGAAGTGGCATCGAAGTATATCTGATTATTAGATGGTGATGCTGGAAAGTTAAGTGACATTCGTTACCCTTGGTTTTTAGGTATTTATGCTTCCGTTGGTGTGGCTGCTAGGGCTTCTGCGTTACGATCAGCGGCAGTCTTGACCCAACCATTGGTGAAAGCAGCGGCTACGATTTCATCTTTAGAACCAGGAATGGACTGACCATTCTCAAGGAACTTCTGAACGGCCAGAGCAACGATTTCATCAATGGCGATACGGGCTCTTTCATGAGCGGCGTTCTGAATCCATTCATTGACATCGGCTGCTGCGTAAGCCATAGCCTTGTTTTCGGTTTCTGTGTATTCTACTGTATAAGTTGTCATTGTTTTCTCCTTGTTTAACCAAATAGTGAAATTGCATAAGAGTTGAAATCTGGATAGAAATCACAACCAGAACTGTTAGACACTCTAACATCAAGAATATCGTTTGCGGCACAATCAACATAACCTAGTAGACCTGTGTTCAACTCGTTACTACCATAAACAATATCTCTACCAAGAATAGATGTTCCAGAACCATTTTTGAAGATTTGGATATTATGTGCGCCGCCGGATGAACTGTAACGACAGAGCAAAAAGATAGAAACCTGATATACACCAGCAACAGGACATGTGTATCTGCCTGTTGATGTGTTGAAGTGACTACCTCTGTTTAATTGAACGCTATTAGGATTCCAGATAGTATAAGTTGATTCGCTACCCGTGTTTAGTGGGGTACCTCCCGATCTACCAACACCAAGAAACACTGGTTGATATGGTCTAGTAATACGACCAGAACTATCGATCTTGAAACGTTCTGCACCGGCTGTACCTATACGAACCACACCATTTGATTCCCAATTCCAAAAATCTTTATAATATGTTGAACTACCATCATACCAATAGTTGATAAGGCCACCTCTGTTAGAAGCATTTGTCAAACCATTAGCGTTGAAATTGATCGATACTCCCGTGCCGCTTGACATAAGAGATAGAGGTGAATTTGGATTTGAACTACCAATACCAATAGAACCGCCGGCGGTAATTCTCATTTTTTCGCCGTTATTAGTATAAAAAACTAATGGTGAATTTTGTGATGTACCTACCCAATACTGTCCATTATTAGCAGAATAATATGTATAACCTATACCTGATCCATATATAATATTATAGACGCCGCCGGCATAAGTTCCCATTACAGCGGCCATGTTATAAGCATAGTCTGTAGATGTACCGCTAGTACCACCTGAGGTTACTTCTGTATAAACACCACCAGAAGATGTATATGTTGTTAGTTTGCCTCCTGGAGAAGATGTACCAATACCTAGTTTACCACCGGCAGTAAATCTAAACAATTCCGTTGTATCATAGTTTGATCGTGAAATGATTAGGTCATCGGCTGAGCCAGCAGGCCTACCAAAATACATATCGTATGATGACTGACCTCTAAAGCCTATACCATTATAGATTGATCCATCGTTACTGTTATGATCAATATAAACACCTAACTTAGCAGTATTGGATGAAAGTGACTTAGCACAACTTGAAATCCAAGCACCGGAAGTATTACCTGTTACAGTCAATAATGAACCACCGACTAGACTAGTAGTGCTTCCTACTCCTAATCCTGTAGTGGTATATAACGTCCCTACTAGAGTTCCTGTGGCATTCTGCAAAGCCGTATTAGCCTTACCGAAAGCAGCATTAGCAACCGCAAAGACAGCACCCACAGATGAATTACTAGCAAAAGACAACCCAGCACCACCAGCACCCATCATCTCCATGTTGCCAGTGTCAGAGTTATAAAGCATCATACCTGGTTCAGGTGATGGCTTGGTAGCATTGGTGACTGTTGGTAACTGCAAACCGCTACCTTTGACACGGATAACATTGTTACCTGTGTATTCTATACGGTTGGCACCGGTTGATTCAAATTGAACGTTAGCTACTTGTAGAGTTGACATTAGTTTCCTTTTATCCTAATAGATATATATCCATCATAACACCGGAAAGATCACCACCCCACATTGTACCTTCTACATACATGCTAATTGTGTCGTTGGCATTACAGTAAACAACAGAAGATATACACTGGTGAACATAGTTAGCACCACCGGTTCTGTTATAAGTATATCTAACATTTGAGTTATTAACTCTTATTTGAATACGAGTAACATCAAAATTTTCAGCATGACCGGCACAAGATACTAGGTAGTAACCTGCTATTGGACATGTAAACAAACCTGTAGATGAATTGTAGTGGCTACCAACATTCAGATTAACTATATTATGAATAGCTGTTGCGTTGGTAACAAGTCCGGCGTTTCTGTATCCAGAAAAGGCTGGTTGATATGGTTTGGTAACACGACCAGAAGCATTTATGTTCAATAGATTGTCGGCACCATACATACCGATAGTCATAGAATTATTATATGATCCATCGCCAGCGTGTTTATATCCGATATAACCCGAATTTGGTGTGCTTTGTGCTTTACCAATAAGATGAATTAGGTTCTGTCCTGCTCCAATATTAGGAGCCAAAGAGGTGCTAATCCATTGGAATGGGGATGAAGTATTTGAACTGGCACTCAATCTCAAAATAGGAAGACTGTCAGCAACAGGAGCATATACTTGAAGTGGTGATGTTGGTGTAATACCTATACCAAGACCCGATGAATTTAGTTCCATTTGTTGGCTAGTACCAAACCCAAATAACCATCTAAAAGATGATCCTTCAAAGTCTAGTCTATTGAGTGTTGAAGCGCCACGATCACCGGATGTTAAGAAGGCATAATTTGTGTTGAATCCTATATCTACACCGGCTCTATTGTTTAGTGTTATGCCGGAAAAGAAACCTGATCCTGATACAGTTAGTGCGGAAGCAGGATTATTATTACCGATTCCGACATATCCATTAGAGTTTTTGATTCTCATATATTCGGTTAGAGTACCTTTAACACCAGATGTATAACCAAACACAAGGTTATCACCAGATGTGGTAGTTACAAGTCCTAATCTCTGACTAGAGAAGGCTTGCAATCCACCTCTAGCATTTCCTACATAATGAGCAAAGACAGTTGCGTTTGCTGTTTGAACTTGAAAGTCGGAACCATCAACACCAGAAGAATTTGTGCCGATAAAAACATTACCGGTAGGAAAATATAAACTACCATTGAATGTGCCAGTTGTATTCTGTAGCGCACTATTAGCCTTGCCGAAAGCAGCATTTGCCACATTAGCAGTTGGCAAAGTCAGCCCAGAACCATCACCAGTAAAACCAGAAGCAACTCTAACATTACCAACAAACTGGACATCTGAATTAGCACTATTCAATACAATCTGACCACCACCAGTATTACCAGTCTGTAGGATCAGAGGTGTTGTATTATTGACAGTTGTGATAGTTGTTACTTGTAATGTGGACATTATACGATAGCCAATCTTGCGCCAGGTTGAATAGTAAGTGTAGTGCTAGAACCAGTTACAGTAATAGGACCAGCACAAAGGGCATTGTTTCCTGAGTATATAGTAACATTTTGTGTAAGGGTATTAGAATGGACTCGGAAGATATCGCCAAGACTTGTAGAATTACCCTTATCGCCGTTGTTACCAGCATAGTATCCCTTATTATTAGCATAAGTGAAAGCAATGTTGGCGATACCAAAGGCTGAATTGGATACAGTGTATGCTAGATTAGCGGTACCATAAGCAGCATTAGCCACAGCAAAGGCAGCATTGGTAACAACATAGTCGGCATTAGAGGATGTATAGGCTGCATTGATTACCGCAAAGGCAGAGTTAACCGCAGCATAGACAGTGTTAGAGAATGTATATTCGGCATTAGCCGCAGCAAAAGCGGCAGCAGCATTGGTAGCAACACCATTTGCAAAACTATAGGCAGCATTAGCCTGTGTGTATGCGGCATTAGCGGTATTATAACTTGGTGCTACCTGAGGAGCGACATTGTTGGCGGAATCAAAAGCAGCATTAGCAACACCGAAAGCAGCATTGATTGTCTGAAAGGATGCAGCAACGTCAGAGAAGCCACCAGATGGTGATGTTTCTACCCACTGTGTGGAATCACCATCGTTGTAAAAGATAAACATGGTACCAAGGTCTTGGTGCCACCATAGATCACCAGCTACCGCACCAGGAGGAGCACTAGCAGATAGATATACTGAACCAGTGGGAGTATTGTTAGCTGTATAACTCCACTTGGTGGTCGCAGCATCATAAACATATCGGTTACCAGAAGCGGTGTCAAAGTAGATTTGACCGTCGACTGGTGATGCTGGGAACTGTAAGGCCATATCTATCCTTTAGCGGTGGATTATTGTGGTTTTGGGTATTTATCTTTCACGGCTAAACATGCATCAATATAGGCTTGTATATAATAGCATCCTTTGTTCACAACACTATTTAGCAAACTCAGTTGGTTAATGTTCGAACTGAAAGACAAAACCTGAAATCATAGTTTTGACGCATTTCTAAAAAACTGATCAATTTCGTAGGTTGTCTTACCAAAACTTGTGCCGATTAGTTCAACCAAGGAATTACTTCTCTCAAAGTAGATGGCGCTGATAATAGACATTTCAGCATTGAACTTCTGTGCATGGTCTGTGATAGCAGCATCTAGAACAGACTGAATAGATACTGGTATGATTCTATTCTTGATAGCGTTTTCAACATCCTGTTGTATCAAAAGACCTTCTTTCATAGCCTGCATATAAAACTGTCTGGTTGTGATGTCTGGTGCAGGATTGGCATACCTATCGAATAGTTCTTTGCTGACCTCTACAGGATTATAGTCACTGATAGCATCAAAGTTATCGATATTAGCGGCGGCATAGTATTTCTCGCCATCTGAAACACCTAATACACTATCCTGAGGTAAAAGGGCATATGGTGAAATCCATCCATTTGCTTCTTCAGAAAAGACTAAGTTGTATGTAAAATATTTCATTTCTTATCGTGTCCTATTTTAGATGTAGTCCGGTTAGTTTTCTATCATCACCAATATAACCCCTCAGAAAAGTATTAAATGCTAAACTAATTCTAGTTTGTTCAGAAGTTGTATGGTTAACCGAGTGATGTAGAGAAGATGGAAATATAAATACCGTACCCACCTTGTTACTAAAAAATACTTCTCTGCTGTTAAATTCGTTCGGATACCCATCGATTTGAAAACAAAAATCATAATTATTATATTTATTTTGGAAAGTGATTGTATCCTTTTCCATATCTGCATTTAGATATAATACGCCAGATACAAAACTGTTCGGATGTAAGTGTGAATGATGATACTGTCCTGTATTCGTGTAATTGAACCAAGACTGAGTTATGTAACAATCAATACACCCATCTCTTAATGGTTGAATCACCTTTGAGATATAATCATTCGCCGACTGTAATAATGCTTGTTTAAGATCATACATATTAGGACTGTCCAGGACATAACTGTTTACACTAGTAGTGTTACCATCATTGACTGTGTAAAACTTGCTACATTCGTGGGCATATCTAATGTGTTCATCGTTCAACACATTAGATACATCTGTTATTCCAACAGGTATAGGAAACAGAGAATGTATATCCATCACCACGCCCAACTGACAAATGAGTGTCTTGTTCCAAATGTTACAGGAAGCACTCTGTGAGGAAACAAAAAGTTTGATGGAAAGACTACAATGTCCCCTTTATCCATTTTAATGAAACTATCGTCAAACATGACAAGCTCTCCACCTTCATAATCATCATTCAGCATACCAAGAACAGTGAGAATAGGAACGCCTTTTTCTTCTCCATCGAATAGAGTGTTAATATGATCGCAGTGTATATTCATCAACTGTCCAACTTCATATTTATTGAACCTTATATTTGAAAAGTTTCTCCAACCACGTAACCATGGAAAGTCTAAGGTTGTGACATAATCTTTAAGACAGTGCCACACTTTATCCTCAATATTATTCGTCGTTGATATGATATCACGAGTCACCGATAATTCTTTATTGGCGTTGAGTGCCGATACCGTATAATCATCGGGTGAAGAATATTGGTGTTGAATCCATTTGACCTGTTTGAGTTCGGCTAAAGTTTGATCACAAACAGAATTATCTAGGACATTACTATATATTTTTACATAGTAAGGTAAATGTTTTTGCATGGTCAAAAGTTTTGTCAATTCATGAATCCTCTATTAGTTAGTCTTTCAACTTTTTTCACTTCATTGTTTTCTTTAACATCATTTGATATGGCTGGATGTGCCTGAATACAATGCTTGAATCTTTCAAGATGATCATCTATTAGATTGATTTGGCGTAAGGCTTCATAGTTTCCAACTGAAATCACACCAGTTGAATCAATGTCCATCTGTGCCTGTATTGAAAGACGTTTAAGCCAATATTCGGCTTCGGAATTTTGTAACTGATCATTTGTGAATTTAGGTAGACTCTCATATATCTTATATAGACAGTTGAACTCTCTTATGGCACCAATCATTGCAAATTCGATTTCTTCTAAGTCTAGATTTTTTTCTTCCTTCATAAACTCATCGGTAACAGTATTCAATTCTGACATAACTTTTCTACGACTTATATCCATTCTCTTGATCGAATAGTATTTAACTTGAAGTTCGGTCACACACTGATCAAATTGCCTTTCAATAGATACATGTTGGTCAACAACAAACTTTTCTAATTGATAGTATGATCTACCATTGAAAATTTCAGCAAATGATTCTTTAAGTTTGTTCTGTTTGCTTGTAATGTCGCTGATATCTTGACTCAACTTGGATAAATTTTGATTTTTCATTATGTGTCTCTCATTGGTTAAAAAGAATATGCACGGTCTCTACCAGGTCCTGCGGCCGCAGGCGAAGATGATACAGTATCATTAGAATATAAAATATTTTGCACGGAAGTGGTAAAAGTTGGACCTGGAGTGGTTCCTTTTAAAACGAAACCTCTAGTGCCATCTCCTAAATAACTAACATGTAGTTTAGCGGTAACAGATAGTGGCGTCGCAGCGGTTGTTTCGGTTGAAAAACTTGTTTTGTCTACTGTAGAGCGATATGTTGCGGGAGCAGTGAGCCCAGCGGCGAAGTATGCTGAAGCAGGGTTACCAAAGCCCGCAAGACCTAATCTAGCCACAGATAAATTTGCGCCAGGAACAGAAGCATTTGTTTCTGTAGCAAAAGTGTTTCTCTCCGTAGCAGCAGTCGAAACAGTACCTGGGTTTCTTCCACCAGTATAAAATCCTTTAGTATCGTTTCCTACACCAACGCCTTCATATCGTGCAAATATCATATTTGCAGTAGGAACGGCAGCCTTTGTTTCTGTAGAGTAAGTTACTCTTTCACTAACGGGAGTCGCAGGTGTCGTGCCGCCACCAGTAAAAAATCCTTTAGTGCTGTTTCCGGCGGACAGAATACCTCTTCTAGCAGGGCTTACGTTTAAACCGGGAGCAGCAGCCGTGGTTTCGGATGAAAATGTTGTCTTATGTGATGTGGCTACAACAGGAGTGCCGGGTACTTCCCCGCCACCAGTAAATCCTTTTTCTGTATTTCCCATTCCACTGGACAGTCCTATTGCGACGCTAAGAGAAGCAGCAGGCGTAACCGCTCCGGTTTGAGTAGAGTATGTATATTTTTCGGCTGTAGATGAGTTGGACACCGACGGCGGAGACACTCGGCCGCCCATGGTGAATCCTTTAGTTAAAGAACCTTTCCAAAAATTTGATTTACCATAACCATCGGCTGCTAGTCGAATAGCACCAGAAGCAACCCCATACAAACCTCTTACTGCGGCAGAACCTAATGCTCTTGTTGTATTAGTTGCTGCCCCTAATTCGGTGTTAATCGCAGCAAAATTGATTGCTCCGCTACTTGGAAGAGGCATTATTGTTTCCCTTCTAGACTATTTACCTTATCAGATAAAAATTCGATCTGTTTTTGTTGTTCTTTGATTGCTTCTATTAGAAGCGGTACTAGTTTGTCATATTGAACGGTCTTATAATCTTCACCAGACTTAGATACTTCTTTACCATCTACATACCCAGTATCAAATGGTGCTCTTTTGACAATTTGTGGAAGAACTTCCTCAACATCTTGTGCAAGAACACCAACATGTTCTTTGTCGTCATCATATCCAAAACTTTTTGCAAGGTCGTTATTTTTATATATAACACCAGATAATTGCATCAATTTTTCTAGTGGTGATTCAATTGGTGAAATAACGGTCTTTAGACGTTTATCAGAGAAGTAGGCGGTGATTTCGTTTGTTGCTCTAATTTCGCCAGCAGTACCTGACGCAACAGTATTAACACCAATTGAATTAAATCGTGAATTTTGTGTCGTGCTAGTGAATGTTGCGGCAGAGCCAGAAATTGAACCGGAAGATGTGATATAACCACTAGGATTGGTAGAGTTATATGGTGTATAACCAAGCGCCGTTGTTACTTGTCCTGAGGTAATAGAACCTACGGTATCAGCAAAACCAGCAGAAATTTTTTGCCAAGCGCCGAGAGTATTATTTTCATTATATCTAATAGCAATGTATGGTGTAGTAACGTTTCTTGGATATGCTATTTGCATACCATATGAACCAGCACCTGTTGCAACATAATCATTGCCTAATCCGATATATTCAGAATAATATTGAGAGGCACTATTAACACCAGGACCATTACCTGATCCTTGAATAAATCTCCATCCAAAGTTATAAGAAGGATTTGTAGCATCAAATGAGGTTCTTGTAGAATGAATGTCGCCCATGTTATTGAATAGACGATGTTCGTCTGTCATATTATCAATAATAGAAGCACTTAAAGTGCCACCTAATGTCAAGCTACCTGTTGATGTGACAGTTCCGGATAATGTTAGTCCAGATACTGTACCTGTTCCTGAAACTGAGGTTACACCAGATGAAGTAACATAACCAGCAGAGCCAGTAACAGACGTTACACGACCATAGGCATCTACAGTAATAGCAGAAATGCCGGTTGAATAAGTTGCTGCACCAGCACCAGCGGTTGCCAAGTCAATTGTTGGAGCAGTACCACCAGAACTTGTAATACGGCCAGTTGTACCAGAAACGCCCGTGACTGTTCCTGTACCATAACCTGCTGAACCTGAAACAGCACGAACACGACCATATTCATCAACTGTAATAGAAGATATACCACCCGATACAGCAACGTTAGTAGCAGTTGAATATGTAGCAAGAGAAACTGTACCGGTTGTGGTAATAGTACCACCTGTAAGACCGACACCTGTAGCAACGGATGTAACGCCGCCGCTTGTAACCGCTTGGTTTGCTGCGGCAGTAACACGACCAAAGGCATCAATTGTAATGACAGGTATTGCAGAAGCACCACCATATGTGGTTGCTGTAACACCAGATGGTGATTGTGTGATTTGTATCGAATCGTTTGTTGCATTAGGAATCAATACAATGTTGTTTGATGATGAAATTGTTAATGTATCAGCGTTTGATACTGCATCCAAATTTGTACCACCAGCAGCAACTCTAAAGAATGCCAACTGTGCAGATGTGTTGCCTCTGGTAAATGCTGCGTTAGTAACAACCCAGTTCTGACCTAATTGTGTGATGGTCGAGTAAGTCGCTGCGGCATAGGCATTTGCACTATTAGCCATAGCACCAGCATAATTATTTGCGGCTGTAGTGGAGGTATTGGTATATGCTCTTGCCGTTACCAAGTTGGCATCTACAATGGTCTGTGTCCAGGCATTACCGGAGTTAGCCATAGCACCAGCATAATTGTTGGCCGATGTTGCTACAGAATTTACCTTATCAAAAGCACCATTAGAATTGTCATAAGATGACTTGATCCATACAATAGCATTAGCACCACCTAGTGTCAAGTTACTAGTATTGATATCTGCAACCAATACGGCATTGACCATATTGTTACCACCAGGAACAAATGTATTGTTGGCTGGTTCTTGATCATAACCATTGAATAGATAGTATTGCTTATCGGTAGCATCACGAACAAGACCAGTATGAACATTAGCACCAGTGGTATTGCCGTAGTTAGCAATGAAACCAATATCTAAAAAGTCTGTGCCAGAATAGTTGTTAGCAGCAAGATAGATTAGGGAATCACCAACTGACAGGTTGTTTGATGAAATAATTGTAGAACCACCAAGTAAAGTTAGATTACCGGTGATTGAAAGATTGCCAGTGATTGTTTGTGACGCTGCGGTTAGTTTGATATATGTACCATCAGCATATGTATTGGCAGAGTTAGCCATAACACCAGCATAGTTATTGGCTGCTGTAGTGGAGGTATTGGTATATGCTCTAGCAGTTACTAATAGAGTATCAGAATATGCATTTGCAGAAATTGCCACGGAAGATGCATATGTATTAGCATTTACACCAACTGACTCTGCATAGGAATTGACAGAGTTAGCCATTGCACCAGAGTAATTGTTAGCAGCAACAGCAGTATTAGCAAGGTTATTAGCAGTAGTATTTGATAAACTAAAGGATGAATTAATAACACCAAATGCACTATTGACCGCAGTATAAGTGGTGTTGGTAAGACTATAACCGGCATTAGCGGTTGTATATGCCGTATTAGCAGTATTGAAAGCAGGAGTTACCTGAGGTGCTACGTTATTGGCGGCAGCAAAGGCCGCCGCTGCATTGTCTGCCACACCATAAACAAATGTATTGACGCTGTTGGCAAAGTTGTAGGCAGAGTTACCTATCACATACGCTGCGTTGGCCGTATTAAAAGCAAATACAACATTGTTAGCCGTATCATGAGCCGAATTGGCTACACCAAATGCGCCGTTTGAGTTTGTATAGGCAGCATTTGCCTTATTGAAAGCGGGAGAAAAGTCAGTGACGATGCCAGTAAGAGCCGCACCATTACCTACAAAGTAAGTGGCACTGACGTTAGCAGCGGCTACTAGATCATTGACATAGGCTGTATTAGAGGTAACATTAGCGACCAACACATTGTTACCAACAACGAGTCCATGACGGACTCTAAATTCTTTATTGTCTGACACCCAAGTTCCCTTTCCCTTAGGATGATGTTATCTAGCCGCTAATTTAAACCTATAGAAGTCCACTACAGTGTTAGCATTGGCTGAGTTAATAATCAAGTTCACGTTGGATGAATAAAGATTGGCACTAACAGTATATAGTTCGGAATTGCCTGTAAAGATCGTTCCGTATTCGGTTAAGAAAACATTTGCTCCGTTATGTGTAAGTAGAACTTCTGTAGAATGAACGTTTGAGGAACTTACACCTTGAATGATATACTTTGCTGTTCTATATGTATTAGCAGAGAAGCTATCTATGACATATGAAACTGTGGCAGTACCAGTGTTAGCATTGCCTGTTAGAACATCAGCAAGAGCGACATAATCAACTGTACCACCTGATGGTGATGTTTCAACCCACTGACTTGAATCAGCGTCAGTATAGTAGATGTATAGACGGCCACCAACTGTGTCCCACCAAAGAGCGCCGGCTGAACCGACTGGAGGAGTAGGACCAACATTGATAGTTGCTGCGGATGCTGCTAGATTTGCCTTATCAAATGCCGCATTAGCTACCGTAAAGGCAGCATTGGCAGTATTATAACTTGGTGCTACCTGAGGTGCTACGTTATTGGCTGAATCAAATGCAGCATTGGCTACATCATATACAAACTTTAGGTTTGCGCCAATCGTTAGAGTATCAGTAAGGAAGTTACCAGTGATCTCAATATTGTTACCAGGATTGATGGTAAGAATATCAGTTGGTGATGTTGATACTAAGAGAGTGCCGTTGGCATTAACGGTATAGAATGTATTAGCACTACCAGAAATCTGCTGAATGTTATTAGATGGATCTTTATAGAAGATTTTACCATCGGCATAGTTAAGCGCAATTTCACCATGTTCCAACTGGGTTGCAGTAGGAAGATGTGCAGATACCGAAGATTTCTTTAGTCTAATAGTTGTGTTGGCCATTAAAAGTCGTCAGTCTCGTTTTCCGGCTCTACTACATTAACAACTTTTAAAGCGACCTCATTATTAGCCTTCTTAGGAGGCTCATATGGAACTTTAGTTCCTACAACACCTGTCACATATGGCGCAACAGGAGTCTTTATTTCTTTAACCGCTTCCTCACCTACAGTTGTAGATTTCTTCTTATTTATTACAGCTTTTTTAGGTGAAGGAACAGATGGTACCAGCTTCTTTAGTTCTTTGATCTGACCATCCTTTTCGGCTGCCTGCTTCTTTAGATCATCAATAATGCCTAGTGCTTTAGTAAGTTCGGCATTCTTCTCAACTAACATCTTCTTGGCTTCACCGATTTGATGATTCAAAGTATCCATATGAGATACCTTGTTCTTCATATCATTGAAAGAGTTTTCCCAGTTTGTGGCATTAGCCATCGCACGGTCAACTTCTTGCTTATTGCTCAAGTGTGTGTTTAGTTCATTCTGTAACGAAGCAATAGCGGTATCCTTCTCCTTTACTTGATCTTCCAATACTCTCAACTGTGTCTTTGTTTGTAGCAAAGTGTTGATGTATTCATGCACCATAGTCATGGAATTTTCAACGTAATAATTTATATACTTGTTTGGATCACTCATAGTTTAGACTCCACTTATATGAGAATTAGAAACCGCCTCCGTCTAGGATACCAAAGAATGGTACGCCTGATGCGCTGGCTTGTAGCACTTGTCCTTCTGTACCAGCACCAGTAACCTGTAGAGGACCAGTTGCATTACCGAATAGGACACCATTGGTCGTGAAGGTTGTGTTACCAGTACCACCCCATGGCACGCCGATTGTATTAGCAGTCCATGTGCCGATTGTTACGTTACCTAGACCAGTGATATTGCGGTAGTTACCAACAACTAGAGCCTCTGGAACAGTACCAGTGTTCATGTAAGAAGCGTTAGCAGCATGTTGATCAGCAACGTTAGCTGTATTGAATGCTGCGTTGGCTACAGTGTAACCAGCATTGATTGATGTATAAGCTGCATTAACGACAACGTATGCAGCGTTTGATGATGTATATGCAGCATTTGTAACTGTGTAGTTCATATTTGCCATTGTATAGGCAGCATTAACTACATCATATGCGGCATTAGTTGTAAGATAGTTCTGATTGGCCATTACATATGCGGCATTAGTTACCGTATAGTTCATGTTTGCCATTGTATAGGCAGCGTTTGTGGTATCGAAGTTTGTCTTGATCCAAACGTATGCGTTAGCGCCGTTAAGTCTTAGATTGCCAGTGATGATATCGGCATTAAGAACGGCTAGCTGGAAGCCGTTGGCCGTAGGATCGATATGATTGTTATCAGGTTCTTGGTTATAGCCTTGGAATAGATAGTATTCTTTAGTAGAATGCTCACGATAAAGACCGGTATGTAGATTGGCTGAACCGTTATTATAGTTGGCAACAAAACCAATATCAACAATATCGGTCGTATAGTTGTTACCTGCCAAGTAGATCATCGAATCAGAAACTCTTAGAACTTCTGCATCTACTACGAAAGTGTTGCCAGAAAGTGTAAGGTCGCCGACGATATTAACATTACCAGTGATTGTACCACCAGCAGATGCGAACTTGGTATTAGCTAGATCAAATGCAGCGTTAGCAACCGTATAGCCAGCATTAGAGGAGGTGTATGCGGCGTTAGTTACAACGTAGTTAGCATTTGCGGAAGTATAGGCTGCATTGAGAACTGTAAATGCAGAGTTTAACTTATCGAACGAAGCGTTAGAAACAACATAGTTGGCATTAGAACTTGTATAAGCAGCGTTAAGAACTGCATATGCCGCATTAGTTGTGGTGTAATTCATGTTTGCCATAGTGTAGGCAGCATTGACTACACCATAAGCAGAGTTGATTACATCAAAGGCTGCATTAGACTGATCTAGGAAATACTTACCACCAATCGTGATAACGTCCAGACCATTAGCAGAACCAATGAAAAGTTTGCCAGACTGATATGAATAGGCTAATTCCGCTTGCTGGAGCGAACCGCCAGGTGGCGTTCCGGTGGTACTAGAACGCTTGATTTGAATGATGGTATTTGACATGCCTTAAAAATCTCCTCCGTTTACAATAGGCAGTTCTCTAATAACAAACTTTCCTGTTGCCTGGTCGTAAACAACTGTATTGGTGTTAGCTATATTTGTTGCATTAACATCTTTTAGTTCTACAAGTGTATCAATATTTGAGGGTAATGCACTACCACCACCACCAGTATTTATGGTGATCCTATTCTTAGGTGTCGTAGTGACGTTAACCTTAGTTTGCTTAGGTGTAATCTTGATTGACATATAACTTATCCTGTGATGGATGGTGTTACATGGACAACGCCTTCAATCAATCTTGAACGAGTATTACCTACATTAACAATAGTCAAAATGTCAAAGAAATACGTTCCGACCTTTAGGTTGGCTGTATTAGCTGCTGACATTGAAATGAAAATCGTACCGTTGCTATTTGCTGTATCAGTGGTGCATACAAATGATGCAGATGCATTAGGAGATACTAGAGACCTCTTGAGGCTTCCTCTAATAGTATAACCGTTCAAATCTTGGGGCAAGTTTGTGTCATCATCGGTGATATCGATGGTAGTATAGAAGTCTGCGCCTTTGTCTATGTATAGTTCTACATACTCGGACATTTGTTTCCCTTTTGCTTATTTAGACCTTCTCATAATAAGCAATTCCTTTAGTATTTATCTAAACTTGGGTCCCTCTACCCAGATAACCAAAGACTTTCTGACTCCAGATGTGACAGGTGCTACCTTATGAGGAATGAAAGAAGGAAATGATACAATGGTTCCTCGTTTCATGGCAATCGTAATAGCATCTTCTTCTTTACCAGTATTGATCAAAAACTCACCACCAGTAAAATCTTCGCCAGGTGTATTCAGCAACATAACTAAACTTAACTTTCGTGTGTCACTGTTCTTAGTATTACCAAGATTTTCATCATACAATAAGTCAGTGTGCCACTCAAACTTTCCGTCTTTATCATATGTCGTGTATTGTATCGACTCATAGCCATGTAGATCGAACCCATAATAGTTGTTATTAACTCTATTGATCACATGGTTAAACTTATTGTAAAACCATTCTGTGGTATCATCTTTACCGATAAATGCCACTTTAGAAATTCTAACCTGATTGACATACTCATCGGTAACAATCTTGGCATCATTCAATTCTAGAGTTTCACAATAGTTTGCTATATTACCTATCTCCGAATCATCAAACACACCATCAATCCAAAAGTTAGAAGGTGTCATCCTTCTTCTCATAAACAAATCATTTGACACTTCACCATAACGCATTGTTATAATCCTTAAAGAGGAATAGTTGTTCCTGTATGAATTGCATGAATAACTAGATTGGCAAAAGCTGACGAAATCTTAGGATCACTGTTAGCGTAATCAAAGATGCGAACAGTTTCGGTTATATCAGCATTAACATTTGCTACTGCCTGTTGACTTGATTCCAGACGCAAGGCTTCTACATCTTCTAGTGTAAATGTTCCTGTGTCACCAACATGTTCTTTTAGTTCTGCAAGTTTAGTATCAACATTAACATCAACAATACTCTCTTGCAATTTGAGCCAATCGATAGGTGCTCTTAGAATGATGTCTTTTACAATCTGTTCATATGATGGTGCTGGTGTTTCGTAAATGCTCATGAACACATCTGTTCTGGTTGATAGTGGATAACCATCAGCGTTTACTTTTACAGTACCATCTTCATTGAAGGATGTGGCCAAATCCATTTCTGTTACTTTGTCTGTCCAATAGCGAACAAGAATGCCATGCTCTGATGAGTCCGCTTTAACTATTCTGTATCCTAGATTCATTTCTTATTGTTCCCTTTAAGATACTGGCCCGTTTCTTGTGCCTTGATTGATATATCTGATGTTTGTATTGCCTGTGATAGCATTGCCTTGTGAGCCAGATGCACCTGCTGAACCCGTGGATCCTTGTGCGCCGCCTGGTCCTGTTGGACCTGTAGAACCTGTAGGTCCTGTAGCACCTGCACCACCTCCGGCTGCACCAGCATGACCGCTGTGAGAACCGCCACCATGTCCTGCATGTCCGTGTCCTCCGCCGGCGCCAAAGCCACCGCCGTGACCACCTGTACCACCTCTAACATGACTGTGGTTGTTGTTTCCACCGTAATCGGCGTGACCACCGCCACCACCAGCACCGTTATTACTTGCACCATGGCCGCCGCCTGGGCCACCGCCGCCTGCGCCATGGCCGCCTGTACCTGCACCACCGCCACCACCGCCACCACCGGCAGTAATATGGCCACCGTGATGACCTACGGCGTAATAAACATAAACGTGATGACTACCGTAGCCGTGTGCAGCACCGCCGCCTCCGCCGCCTCCACCACCACCAGAACCACCAGGTCCTCCTGAACCGCCTGGTCCTCCAGATCCTCCTAGTCCACCAGGACCTCCAGGACCTCCTGATCCGCCAGAACCACCAGTAATTGTGTTATTGTTGTTTAGAATGAGTGCTGTTCCAGTCGCAGCATCGGCTTGAAATGATATGCCGCCTGTACCACCAGTTCCTCCAGTACCACCAGGTCCGCCTGTGCCGCCTGTTCCTCCAGGACCACCAGTTCCGCCTGTTTCGCCAGCGCCACCACCGCCTCCATGACCTGCACCAGATGTCGAGGCACCAGAAGCATGAGCACCACCGCCACCATGGCCGCCATGTCCTGCTGAACCAGATGAACCTGTAGAGCCTGTAGTACCTGTGTCACCAGTTGTTCCTGTTGTACCAGTTGCGCCGGCTGTTCCTGTTGAGCCAGTAATCGTTGCATTGTTTTCGATATAGAGCAATGAACCACCAGTCCATGACGAACTAGTTTTGAATGCTGGTGTAGAAGGATTTGACGAACCGATATTAGCATTAACGAAACAGAAAACATTAAGAGGATAGGTTGGATTACCCGCCTGTGTATATAGATCAACATTGTTCGTTGCTGAACTAATGTTGATGATCTTAGTTGGTCTTAATATCGGAAATACAAACATTCAAGCAACTCGCTTATCTAACGTCTGGTAGGAATGAACCGTATAGATTTGTGCCATCACATACGAATGAGAACAAGTCACGACGATTTGCAGCCGTTGTCAGGATTGGTGCGACACCAGCTGGCCATTTGAATACAGCATTCCATGTTAGTGTTCTGCTGCCAGTACCATCCTGTATCACATGTAGTATATATGTACCAACTCTGAGGTTAGTTGGCGCTGCAATTGTTCTATTACCACCAAGTGTAACATATGCAACCTGTCCAACTGAAACGTCCCAATTGATTGTGGCACCATCAGTTAGTGTCTGATTTCTAATGTTAGCATTAACTGTAACCGTACCTGTGAATGTAGGGCTAGAAATTGATGGTGATGATAGAGGTGCATAAGTGGCAGCGGCAAATGCATTTGCTGATGCGCCTACTTGCTGTGCGTATCCATTACCAGATGCACCGATAGATGTGGCTACAGATAGTGCATAAGCATTTCCACTAGTTGCCATTGCAGTAGCATAGGTATTACCAGCAGCACCAACTTGAACTGTATATCCATTAGCACCAGCAGAAACACCGTTAGCTTTAGCAAATGCAGCGGTTGTATTTTGAACTACTGATTCAATATCAGAGTTAGATGCAATTCTTCTATAGTTAGTTCCGTCGTTTGTAAATTCCCAAACGTCAGTTGCTTCATCCCATAGTAGTGCTACGTTAGTTGATGAACCACGATTGATTTCAATACCAGCATCTTGTGATGGTGCCGTACCTATTGGTAGATCAGCATTTAGTGTGATAATATTATCACCAACATTTAGTTGCTGTGTATTAGCATAAGTTGTGACGCCAGAGATCGTTAGGTTACCAGTAACTACTAGATCACCACTAACAGTGTCACCAGCTTTTCTTACATACGTTGCAATTGAGAATGTGTTTACTGCGTTGGCTACAACACCAGCTTGGTTTGCGGCAGTGAAGCCAGCATTAGCAGTACCATATGCTGCATTAGTAACTACATAGTTGGCATTTACAGAGGTGTATGCAGCATTCAATACCACAAAGGCTGCCGACAGGCGGACGTTATCGGTGTTGGCTTGTGTATAGACTGAATTAGTAACACCAAAAGCTGTATTCAAAACACCGTAGATGCTGTTTGCTCTACCGAAAGATGCGTTACCTACAGTGAAAGATGCGTTAATTAGGTTATAATTATTCTGATAATCGGCATAAGCATTAGCAGCATTTGATCCCAATGTCATTGCTAGGCTGTATGCGTCATTTGCTTTTGTAAAGCCTGCGTTAGCAGTAACATATGATGAATTAGTTACCGTGTAAGCTGATGCAACGTTAATGTTAATGTTGTTTGCAAAGTCATAGATGCCGTTAGCAAAAGTATATACGGAATTGACACGACCGAAGCCTGAATTGGCAACAGTGAATGCACTATTCGATACGACATAGTTGGCATTACCAGAGACAAAAGCCGCAGACAGGCGGACGTTATCTGTATTAGCCTGAGTGAAGGCGGCATTAAGAACAACATAAGCCGCACTTAGTCTAACATTGTCGGTATTTGACTGGGTGAATGCTGAGTTTAGCACAACATATGCGGCTGATAGTCGAACGTTATCTGTATTTGACTGGGTGAATGCTGAATTAGTGACTACATAGTTGGCATTAGCTGAGGTATAAGCTGCATTTAATACGTTGTATGCCTGTGTAAGTCTAACGTTATCTGTGTTTGACTGTGTAAAGGCTGCATTGGTTACTACATATGCTGCGGATAGTCTAACATTGTCGGTGTTTGATTGGACATAAACAGAATTGGTTGTCTGAAACACCAAGTTCATCTTCTCATGCTGTTCATTAGCATATAGAATGATCTGGTTTGTTTTGACTCTCCACTGATCAAATGTGTCAGTAAGGTTTACGTTTGCTAATCCCATGTTACTTTACCAGTCCTTTTAGAAGTTCTTTAATTTCTCGTAAGTCTTCCTTGATTGAGGATACTTCTTCTTTTACGGTGTCTAGTTCCCTGTCTCTTGTTTTTCTAGCCTTGTATGCAGCAAGAGATTTATTATCTTTATTTATAAGAAATCCTTCGGGGCTTCTGTAGATGCCTGGAATGTCTGTTTTAGCTTCTTTGCTCATAATCCTACTCTAGCATTTAGCAAATCGGTTATAATTTTACGTTCGTCATATGCTTCGATATCTTCTTCTCTATCTGTGCATCCATGAAACTCGGCAACATACTTTAGAGCCTGTACCCATTTAACTGCTTCATCGGGATGATACCCCATCATTCTTACAATCTTTTTAGCAGTAGTATCAATAAACTTTGGTGGTATAACTACACAACCTAGGCAGATATGATGATCTGTAATCGTTACGTTATAATCAAACCCATAACATGCCTTAGGTTTTCTGGTGACTACACTGTTAGCATATACTTTCAAGGAATCGTATATATCAGCACCACCATATACTTTAGCGTAGTTTAGAACCTCTGCATTGTTACGAACGATGGCATCACCATAAACCTCTGAGTAATCATAGACCATGGCATTATCCATTACTTTGACTTTACCATATACTTTAGAGTGTCCGCTTACTCTTGCATCACCATAAACTTGTGCTTCTTCATATACCTGACAGTCACCATATACTTTTGCTCTACCATATATCTTGGCGTTGCCATATACTCTAGCATAATCATTGATGATAACGTTCTCTGATACTCTTGCTTCACCATATACCATGGCAAATGGACCGATATAACAGTTATCGTCTACCTTGGCAGTTTCAGCAACCCATCCACCACCTCTGATATGCTGATGGGCGGGAACAGGTCCCGCACCATCTTGAAAGTCTATATCTACTTGTTCAACAAAATCACTTGAATCAAAACGAATTTCCATTTGTTCTCCATTACATTTGTAGAGCAATAACTCTTAGGTCACCGACACGTGGAACAATAGCAGAATTGAAGCCGTCGTTTAGTAGACCAATCTTAACTGCGAAATACTTATATGACTGATAAGTAACGCCAGCGTCAGTAGTATAGCTTAGAACATTAGCAACGCCACCATTTAGTGCAACTGGGCGACCGATTGTGGAAACAACAGTGTTACCAGTAACGATGCCACTTGAATTAACAACGTTTGCTGTTTCGCCAGTAGAGAATCCTGTGCCACTCATTACATAGATTGAGCCTTCGATGGCTGATACCTGTGCAGAGTTAGCAGAAGATAGTCCAGTTAGTGTATCACCAACATTGATTGTTGTACCAAGTGTATTTGTCACAGTTAGTCTATCAATAGTTGATGTAGGTACGAGATATGTGTATTCGATAAAGTCATTTCTATCATCTAGTGATGAATACTTAACATCGCCTGTACCATCTTTATATAGTTCTACCCATGGTCTATTGTCAAATGCTGTGTCATCTTCGGCATTTAGTGCCTTGAGCCATACCTTTACATCTGTTCCTGGTGGACGATATGCAGCAATGATAACTTGAATATCCTCTGCGTCTTGTCCTTCTGCTAGTGTAACAGTCTTTGAGATATACTTGTTAAGTAGCAGACCGTGAGTTGGATAAGTTTCACCACGGTAATCATTGTTGATGATATTGTCAAGAATGATAGAATGTGTTCTGTTTGTATCAACTAGTGGTGATACGGCATTAGATGATGAACGCATTGTTACTTGAACGTTCATTGACTGACCACCGGAGAGTAGAGCGTTTTCGTTTGTTCTTGAAAGAACGCCCTGCTCAGTCTTGAAGTAATGAACTTCTGATGGATCAACATCAATAAAGTTACCAGGAACACCAGCGATAGATGTTGTCTTGACTTTGAACTGGATATCAGTATTCTTGAATGACAAGAATGATGGTTCAAAAGTCATTGACGAATATCTAAAGTTAGAGATACCTTCGATCTTCTCAATGAAACCACGCTTGCTCCAATCAGTAGAAGCAATAACGTAATCGCCGTTGACGAAGCCACCACCAGAGCCACTTAGATGTAGCATTGATGTATCACCATTGATGTAGTAGTTTAGGCTACCACGAGCATTGGTGATATCGGATACAGTTCCGAAGATAGCTTTTGATAGTAGTGTAGTACCATCTAGAACATAGAAGTTCTCACCCTGGATGTAACCAGTGTTTGAACAATGAACTAGTCCGCCTGATACGTTAACAACGGTGCTGTTCTGGAATGAAACGTTACCGTGAATAACGTCACCGATAGAAATCGATCCGCCAGTCAAGCCAGAAACGGTTATCTTATCACCAGACATAAATGTTTCGCCATAGTTGCCATCGAAGGTGATCGTTTCGTTTCTAACGAATAGCTTTTCGATTGGCTTATTGGCTAGATATGCAACGCCGTCTGTGTTCTTAACGAACTCTGCACGATAGAACTTGCAGGTTAGATCGGTGTCTGGAATGATATCCCAGTTGGTGTTGTTGTTTGTCTGATAGAATGTACCAGTACCACGACGATCAACAACCTGACCGAGACCATTAACATCTGTCTGACCAAGTTTAGATACCCAAACATATAGATCAGGGTTAGCGTTAATTGGGTGAATAATAAACGCATACTGTGTATCGTTATACAAGAACACAGGTGCCTGGAATGTTACACGGCAAGGATTGCTACTGCCGTTTGTTGAAATTGGAACTGCTGCTGGATTATTGAAGAATACTTCTGAATAAGGAACAGTATTTCTAGTGATCTGCTGACCAGCATCCATTTCACGAATTTCACACCAGAAGCCCTTTGTACCAATTCTTGCTACGAAGATATCAACACTTGTTATGAAAATACCTTCTTCACCATTAGGCGCTTTGGCCAAGAATGAATAAGCCGCACAAGAATGTGAAGCTGGTGCTGGTGGTGGAGGAGCAGCAATTGATTCCCAATCTGATGATGGGAAGTCTTGAACAACTTTTTCAGTATGGTAAGAAACAGTCTTTGTTGTTAGAATTGAACGCTGCTTCTTAACGGCTGTACCAGATGCAGTAAATGTAGCAGCACCACCAGTTGAGATTTCATCTGGGATATCTGATCTAGTCTTTACTACGTTTGGATCAACTGGATAACGGCTGTCAATAACCAACATGCTACGCTCACCAACACGGAACTGACCCTGTGTTACTTGGAACTGGAAGTTTAGAGCACCGTTAGCGTCAGTAACTAGGTCAGTACCGAATGATGACCATGGTGTTAGTGAAGATGGTGCTGGTAGTGTGGTGTTAGATGCGCTTGTTGTTCCCTTTGTCAAATCGATAACTGTGTTTGGTGATAGACCAAACTGACCGTTCTGAATGATCCAGCCAAACTGATTTGCTGTTAGAGGACGGGCATTGTTAGCAACTGATACGTTATCAAAGTATGGCCACATGCGAGTGTATGGCTTCATACCGGTACAACGAACGGTGATCATCTGCGGACGAATATATGGGTAAGACTGAATGTCGATTACCTTATAGTCTGTCTGCACAACGTCGGCACCTGATGCTTCCCAATACTGTGTACCAGAACGATTGTTGTTATATACAGTCTCAACTGTAACACCAGGACCGCCGATTGGGTTATTAGAGTTAGCTACGCTTCTAGCTTGATCGTATGTTGAATATGTACCAACGTATGATCTGCTTGAGCCAGTGCCACGATAAACTTTATAGCCAGTGACCCACTTGTTCCATGATGCCCATTGTGTGCTGTTGAGAACATCGACAACACCTGATGTGGCATTTGCAGTAAATGTACCAAAGTTGGTTACTGTGTTACCAGAATAGCCATACTTGTTTGTGGTATAGGCATTGTTTAGATATCCTGAAGCCTGTGATCCGTAAGTGACGATTGAAACAGACTTGTTAGATAGCTGCTCATCTGGCATTAGTGTAGTATCAATCCAGATATCATTATCTGGGTATAGATTAACTGTGCCTAGGAACAACCAAGACTGACGTTCAACATTGACTTCTACGGTTGCTCTTTGCTGTTTCCAGTATTCAACTTCTGTATATTGTAGAGTTACAACAGGGCTGCTATAACGAACATTCTGTCCAGTCTTATAGTCGTATGCGATTGTTTCCATCTTATACAATGGACGAATTGACTTTTCTTCGTCATCGAATGCTACACGCTGTTCTGGATCATCAGTGTTTGATAGCGAACTATCGTTGAATGTATCGGTAAAGATACCATTCTTAAAGCGATCATTACCAGCATCGTCTTTGATTGTCATGCTGGTTGCAGAACGTTCGAGGACAGATAGTGAGGTGTAATACTCTAGGTTAACGATACGCTGTTTCAATACACCAATATCACGCATTGTAAAGCGTAGGTTTGATAGTCTCTTAGCTGAACATGCTAGATCAGGACGTCCTAGAGATACTGCATACTGTGGTGACAGTGATGGGTATGGTTGAATATTGATAGAAGCAAGAGCCATAGAGCCAGGATAAATCTGTGGCATCTGTGGATTGATGCTTGGGATACCCTTAATGATCTGGAAGTTGCTGTCTTTATCAACTACAACCAAGTCAGTTCTACCGAGATAGTAATAGAAGTCATAAGTGATCAATGATGATGGCACTGGGAACTTCATACCAGTAGCAGGGTAGTTGAATGTCGTAGTTACTGCTGGGTTGACAGGAGCACCAGCTACAGTTGTGGAGCCAGTTACAGACGCAGCCTTAACTGGTCTAAAGTCTAGGCAGTTTCTTAGATCATATGATGCACCATTGATTGGTGACTTAAAGATCGGAACATTTTCTGTTCTGATATCAGTAGTTGGATCAAATAGAGTGTCATCATCTTCAATTGGGTATGAGTCAATAGAGAAGTAACCACCACGATTAGTGAAATCAGGTGTGAAGTAATCCAACTCTACTAGCAGTCTTGTGTTTGTGTCTAGTGTAACTGTAGGAGTAATTGTTGCGTGATCATAATGCGTATCTTTCTGACCATTGCTGAACACGAAAGATGACATAACATTAGAACCGTTTGTGTTTGATGTTGGATAAACACCATCAGTTCTGGCTCTAATGCTTCTGATACGATAAACATCAGAGAAGCCTAGATCATAAGGACCTACAATGCCAGCAACGTTGTTAGCACAATTGATCTTAACATAACGGCTAATGTTTAGGTTCTTTTCAATTTCAAGAGCGCCTGATCTTACAATTGGGTAAGATACTGTGACATAGAACACGCTTGGGAATGTTTCTTTAAGATCAAATCTTAGAGTTGTATCAGTTGCGGTAATTGTGCGCTGTGAGCCAGCATCAGAACCAATACCTGTTAGAGTGATCAAGTCACCAGACTTATAAATCTTAGAAATGGTATTTGTTGAAACAACGGCTGGTAGAGCGGAATCAACAGTTAGATATAGATTGTTGGCGATTGCTGTAACGTAATAGAAATTACCATTACCAGATAGCTGGATCTTATCACCAACGTTTAGTCTCTGGAATCTTGTACCTAGACCAACTAGCTGTGTAGTACCAGCACCAGATGCAGCGGTACCAGTCTGTGTAATAGCAGCAACGTTAGCACCGCCAGATGTCTGGTTGAATGTTAGATAGATTCCCTGTGCAGCACTAGCAGATAGTGTAGTTGAGCCGAATGGGAACTTTTCAATACCAGAAGGTAGTGATAGAGTGAATACACCGTTTGAGGCTGCCTGAACCGTAGAAGCTACACCATCGGTCTGATTAAAGATGAATGATGTATCTGTCTGTGATATATCACCAACGCTACGAATTGTCTTGGTAAAGTCAGAACCAGTTCTATAGAGTAGAGTTGAATCTGGAACTCTTTGAAGAACTGCATTTCCTGATGTATCAAGAATAACATCAGCACCCATTAGAGAACTTACACCAGAGCCAGCAGCATAGATGTTTCTTACGCTTGAGAATGTATTTGAGCCAAGCATCTTAACATCGGCTAGATATACATTATATCTTGCGTCATAGCCTGGTGTTCCGCTTACATATTCATATGATAGTAGTGTAGCAGAACCAATCTTAGAACCAGTCTGTGTGGCGATTGACCACTTCTTGGTGCTAATTCTATCCTGTGCAGTATTGTATAGTTCAACTGTCTTGGCTTTGTTTAGTTCCCAACCACCTACAAGTTCATTGACAGTTACATACTGCCCCATTGTAGCAGCGGCATACTGGCCGTTAACGTTAGAGAAAGTTAAACCCTTGTCAGTTGATAGATCGTAAGTTGATAGGGCGCCGACTTGATAACCCTGACAATAGCCAGAGCCAGGTGACACGCCAACATAAAGTAGGCTATTGTTACCATCGTCGTAACGACCATAGTTAGATCCTGTATTGTCATGCTCTTTAACAGTGATATCAAGACCATTAACAACATAGTCACCAGAGTTGTCGTATGTTCTCTTAGCCATAGCATCATTGATATATGAATACTGTGTGTTGGCTAGATATGTCTTAACACGTCCTGCTTCGATGGTGAATAGAGTTACGAAGTTCTGAACATCTACAGTATCATCAATACCGACAACCTGTAGTTCTGGATTTAGTCTTAGACGATCAGCACCTGGTGCAGAGAAGTTTGATGCCTCCTGTGCAGGATCTAGTAGTGATGCGTCGGATGATGATGTTACAATTTCTTCTGAAATGTAGAAGCCAACTCTTGCGGTTGGGTTTGGGTTGTAACGATCAATAACAATTGACTGTTCTGGGAAAGCAATAAAGTGGTTCTTAGCGAATAGAACACCTGATGTAATAGTAAAGCGTGAACCAACGCCAGTATTTGCAACAGCGTCGGTGCTCTTAACAACTACACTATAAGTTGCACCATTTACGTTTGCTCTTAGTGTTTCACCTGGCAAGAATACCTTTTGAGTAGGATTAGTTGGTGAAGCTGATGTATAAGCAACGTATAGTGTTTTAGAGTTTGCGGATGACTGAACACCGTCTAGTGTCTGAATAAGTTGTGCTGTAATGTTCGATGTAACGCCAGTAATCTCAAGGCGAGTATTACCATTTGCTTTGCCTTGTTCAATTAGAGTGTTCCATTCTGACACACTAACAGTGTTACCAGTTGAATCCGTATCATTGATCTTAACGTAACGAATAGCACGACCAGCATTTAGACCATCGTTAGTTTCTAGGTAGAATGCGCCAGGGAGAACGATTGTACCATCTTTGAAGATATTGCGACCAAAACGCTGAATTTGTTCCTGTAGGGAAGTCTGAATCTGTGTTAGTTCTCTAGCCTGGACTGCATAGCCTGGCTTGAATAGGATTCGATAGAAACCCTTATTAGCATCATAATCGTCATAATAAGGTGTAACGTTAAAGTCTGTGGTTAGCGCAGTTGTGTTAGCAGTATTTGCCATTTTCTATTCTTTCCCTTAGAAACTTAGTAGGATTTTGTATTCTTCGTTCTGGTCAATTGAACGTTCGATTGGTACTATATTATCTATATATAATAGTTTTCCTGAGTATGGTAGCATTTCAGGATTTAGAACCGAGTTAACGTAACGTGATGTGGTTGATGTTGCACCGATTAGCAAATCGGATGTAGGAACGCCTCTTACATTAGTAAGTTTGATTGTAACGTTAGAGTAATCCCAAGCAGCCACAATGCCTCTGAATGTAGAATTGGCTAGGCTAGAACCCTGATATACCCATTCATCTTCATAGTAGTTTGTAGTAACGGCTGATTCGGCCATTGTAATTACTGTCAACTGTGATACGGCAGCATTAGACATAACTTTTGTCTCATCGAAGTTACGTGGATCTTCAATGATAGCAATCTGTCTGTAATCATTTTCTACAGATAGAACACCACCTTCTTGGTTTTTGATAAGAGTATCAATCATTAGATATGATCCGCCTAGTTCATATAGAGGATCTGATCCATGGCCGCCTGGTGGGTTAATAATTACTCTTGCATTAGCACCGGATCCGACAGATGAACTAATAGTTACATTTGCTAAGGTATATCTAGCACCTTTATTGTCAATGGTAATAGAGTCAATTTGTGAAGTGGTTGTATTGCGTGTAGCGAATGCATTGGCGAACAAACCATCACCAGCAATATTTACTGAAATCTGATTTGAAGTATATCCCGAACCTCTGTTGGTGAGAATAATGCTATTAATAGCACCATCAACAGCACCATCTTGAACTTGCCACTGTAGAGTGTTATCGTCAGTAGCTAGAGTTTTAATAGGCATGAAAGAACTAGTCAAAAATCTTTGCTGATCTTCTGCACTCAAGCTATACATATACTTCCAGATATACTTGTCTGGTGTCTGGAACACACCTGCTGGATTTGTTGATGATGGTTTAGCTGTAGAAGCAGCACCATAATTGTTTGCAATGCACTTATAAACATTGAAATCATCAGTGAGAACATAGAAGGCTGTGTTTGGATTCTTTAATGATCTAGAATCCGTAAGATGATCGTAAGCAACATAAACGGTATTGTTCGACCAATCAAATCTAGGAACAACATGTCTCATGTCGTTTGATGTTAGTCTCTTTCCACCAACCATATTATCCCATACTTCATAAACACTAGCTTCGGAAGTATTAGCTTGTGGTGGGCTGATATCGTTTGTCCATGGCTGCACTCTACCAAATGTCAGATATAGATTAGCGCCTGATGGTTCTGAAACCGATTCACGAAACTGTTTAGCAACATAAATGCCAAAATCTTTAGAACGAACTGAAGCCATTATTCTCTCTCTTTAGATAATATTTATAAGCCGTATCTACGGCGGTCTCTATTGAATAGTGTTTGAATTTCGTTGTTTGAAAGCACTTTATTATATATCTCAACAGAAGCAATCTTGCCTTCAAACGGTAGAGGTGGTGTGCCGCTGCGACGACCAACCATTAGTTGTTGTGTAGAGTCAGTGACACCAGTTGATGTTCCTGTCGACATGGACATAAAGGCGCCGTTTGAGTAACCACGGATATTAATACCGTCATATGTAAATGCAACAAACTGCCAGCTATTATTTGCTAGACCTGTTGTGATCACTAGTGAGTTATCAGCAGACGATGGATAGATATCAATCGTTGGGTTGCTGCCGTTCATATACAATTCATATCCTGAGGTTGACTTATCACTCTTTGTTAGAATTGTCTTATATGCTAGAACGTTTGACTGATTTACCCATGCAGCAACCGAAATGACGTTTGAAACATTCATAGTATTGGCATGTGACATGATAGCACCACCATTACTGTAGATACCCATTACACGCAAGCCAGCTGATGCAAAGTAAGTGTTAGCTTTGAGATTGGCGTATTGCTGAGTATTAGCAGCATTGTACCAAATGTTCTGAGTATCATATATCACGTTGCCAACATTGGCTGCGGTGTTTGTTGTTCCTCTTCTTGTGTCATATGTTAGATATGCAAAGTTTCCTGTAGGAACATAACTTGAGCCATTTGATGTAGCAAATTTTAGAATTAGATTTTGATATGCAATGTCTGTTGTGATATATGTGTTAACAACATTGGCTGCCACGTTGATATCATATCTTTCGGTTTCACTTCTATAAACATGCTGACCGAATAGCTTCATACCAGCAGGATGTGAAAGTTCTTTGATTGACTTTCTGTATTTCTCAAGCGATGTGTCAGACTTAATGACATATGAATAAGGCTGATAATAATCACGATCCTGTAGGAAGTTATAGCCAGATAGATGACCATCATCATTGACATAACGGCCTGGGTATGTATAGATACCAGTGATAACTGTAATATCTGCCTGTGCTAGACCGTCGCCCTGTGTAGAAAGATTTAGAGTTGTGTTTGGTTGATATCCAGCACCACGAGATAGAACACGCAACTGCTCAATACCACCAATGATATTTGATGTGGCTTCAAGTAATTCACCGTCACCGATAATTGCCACCGCTTGAACATTCGCACCATATGCATTGACGTTTTGTGAGATAACAGAAACGTTAGGTAGTGCAGACTGTATATATCCTGAACCGCCGATTGTGTAACCTGTGCGAGGTGTAAATGATACTTGCTGGATTGAACCATTGGAATCGACGATTGTAACGACACCATTAGCACCTTCACCATAATATCCATATCTGTTATTGAACTCTAGAATATCACCGACAACATAGCCGAATCCACCGTTTGCAATTTCCATTCTACCAAGAATACCCATAGAACGAACAAAGGTATTAGAGAGAACGTCAACTGATGGTAGTTCGTAATAACCTAGACCTGGGTTTGTAATCTTAACAGAAAGAACAGGACCGCAGTTTGCATACTGCCAATATATCATAGAATTGGCTACTACTGTATTGGCGTTAGGCTTCTTATAGATATCGAAAGAGTAACCACCAATATTTCCTGATAGTGCTGGTGATACTGTAATAATATTTGATTTTGTATTACTACTAGTAATTGTAACAAACTCATTGTTAGCCATGATAACGTCACCAGTCTCAAAATAAACATTTGAATTAGATGCCCAATAATCTAGGTTAACAGTTGTTGCAGGACCGATACCTGTCGAGATAATGAGATTTGATGTATTGACATAGATGTTAGCCATATTGGTATAGGCTTCACTCTGATTAACGTTTAGAGTGTTTGCGATTACATTATTAGCAACATCGATAATTCTAGTACCGATAATATCATAGCTAGAAGGATGATATGTCTCGTCCTCATTAACAACGAAGATGTTAGCAGCGGCGTCACGACCACCACCGCCAGTGAATAGCAATGCGTCGTTTGCTCTAAAGCCAGCACCTGGTAGAGTAACCTCAACCGATCTAATCTTACCTTCAAGATATGCTCTAATAACTTTAGAGATAACGACAAGACCACCAGAACCACTATTACTACTAATAGGAACAGCAGAACCTTGAACGTATCCTGAACCAGGGTTTGTTACTGTAACGGTGTAAATCTGACCAGAGAATAGATTACAAGACAGTCTCTTGACTAGGCCGTTGTCATCATAGAACGTGAAGATTTCTTCACCGTTTTCAAAGTCCTGTTCAACTGCGGAAACTTTAAGTTCTGTGACTAGAACACCGTTATCATAATACTGATCGGCAGTTTCAACGGTACAAGTAGAATTAGAATTAGCACCACGAATTGTTCTACCGATAAACAGAGAATATGCAGAACTGTTGGCAACATTATCGACCGCAAAGTCTTTAACGTTTAGTGATCTTTCTACGAACCATTTACCATCTGACGCACGAAGAATATCATCTTTAGGATAATAGAAATCAATATCCTGGTTATACAGGGCTCGCATAAGAAAGCGAATTGACTTCTCTGAACCACGGGTACGATAAAACTCCTTGGCATGTTTTAGCAACACGACCTTATCAGCTAGAATACTGTCAGGAATTAGTGCTGTGTAATTATCGTATAGCTTCTGTAGGAAGGCATGATAGTCACTTTCTTCTTCAATATAATGTTCTTCACCTTCTTGTATATCATGATCGATATCCATCTTGATTTCATCAATATCAAGAAAGCGAGGAAAGTTTTTAGTGACATACTGTAGCTGTCCGTCTTGTTCTAAGAACTTATAATAATGCTCCATGAATTGAACAAACAACTCATGGTCGGCTCTGACGAAATCAGGTACCTGTGACTTAACTAGTATAGATGTTTTGTTATCGATTTTATCGGTCATGCTGTTTCGGCTACCATGTCTAGCTGAATTGCCTGTATGTTGTTAGTGTCAATAGCGAGAATACGATTTCTCAGAGGAACAATAACGCCCTGTTCAGGAACAACGTTAATTGTAAGAACGTCTTGATCATAGAAATCGTTTGCTGGCATTGAAATAGGTGTCAATGTATCTAGAATAATTTTACCAGTTAGATAATCAATAGTGCCTGCTGCTGCATTAACGATAACCTTTTCACCGTTTGGCTTATAGTAATATGTTCTTAGTGTTCCTGTTGTTGATCTTAGGTTAACTGCTAGAACTGCGCCAGAACCCTGACTGTCGGTAATCTCAACGAACGCTCTGGTGTAATTAATACCAGGGTTTATAACTCGGACAGAAACAAAACGTCCATTGACGATGACTGGCTCAACTTCACCACCAGAACCGTCACCAGTAATTGTTAGTGTTGGTTTGCTAGTATAATTAACACCAGGATTTAGAATTGATACCGAATCAATACCAGTATAGGACTCTGGAGTTTCTTCAATGAATACGTCACGCTGAATAGCTGCGGAGTCTTTTACTTTAAGAGTTGGATATGTGTTTAGCTTGAACGCATAGTCACCCTTACGAAGCGGTGTGTTAAAGCTAATAACATATGTATTAGTTCCGCCAATCTCCATCTTGACACGGCGTTGTAGGAAGATATCGATATCAGAAGATGTAATAGATGCTTCTGACTGTTCAATATAATACTGCATCTTAGACAACTTAAAAGTTGATTTGAATGTGTATAGTTCCTGTGTGGCGTAATTGTAGATAGCTTCTTTGATTAGATTTAGAATTTGCCCTTGTGTTCTAGTTGTCAAGTTAGGATTATATCTAACCTTACCACGAATAAGAACGAATGCATATTCAGGATCGACGATATCTGGCTTAACAGTTAGAACGTTGCGATTTTCAACAAGGCTATTTTTAATTGTTTCTTTTTCTAGATTGGTTAGTGTATAATAACCCTTGGTCTTGAGAGACATGAACACTTTACCATATACGATAGGATCATTATCTTCACCACCCCAAACAGAAACAGCTTCAATGTTAGGGAAGTCTTTAGTAACGAGTGCTTCATAGTCACCAGAGGTAACAGCACGATTTTGTGAGGTGTAATAGTTAGTAGAACGGAAACGAACCTGTTCTACCGTTTCTTTATCAGAACCACCAGCAGAGGCGCTTGTTACTGTAACTCTAACATTGCTACTGAATCCTGCAATACCGTCAGCGTCAGATAGACCAATTCTTGAAATATTGTTGCCTCTAGGACCTACAGTATCAAGATAAGTTGCAATAACGATAGAGCCATTAGAAGGTCTCTTACCGATGTAGTTATCACCAAAATAAACTGTGTAATATGAGTCCTGATCTTCTTCGATGAAATATACCGTAGAGTTAGCTTGAATTTCTGAAATGTCAGCGGCTAATACATATTCAGTTGTGGTAGTATTTGATGCGGACTCCTGAACTGAAATAGTTAGAGTTGATGTATCGACGTTAGAAGATGGAATCTGAAAGCGTCTTGATGTGTTATTAGCCAGCACTGGGAACTGCATTGTAACAGCCTCACCCTGTCTAACAACTACATTGCTGAACACAAATGAACCGTTGCTCTTATATGCGGTATTAGAATGTATTGCAACGAATGGGTAATTAACTTGTTCCTTATCAGCACCAAGAAAGGTTGTCCATTTGTCTAGTGTAATATAATTGATGATCTGATCTTCATCGGGACCTGGTGTGACAACAACATTTACCATAGCCTCTGCACCACGCATAGACATAGGCACATAGTTGATCACCTTGGCGTGTGATACGATGTTCTTTCTAAGCTGCGCCGTATCAAGAAAGGCTTCGTTAGCAGCCATATTCAAGTAATATGAATTGTAATAGGTATTGTATGCCAGAATGTCTAGCATTACAGACATACCAGAACCCTCAAAGTCATAATCTTGAAAAGTATTCTGACTGCGGAGATACTCTTTTAGATTATTGCGAATAGAGAAGAAGTCTAGATCCGCAACTCTAAGTATATTGTTGGAACTTGCCATGGCTCTTAACGAATCCTTTCAAGGAATATTGTTGTTGTTACTGGTAGGTCTCTATTCAGAATAATATACTGCAAGCGAACATTGAACCCGTTATTATCAATATCAGCGGTTACATCAACTGCCTGTAACTTAACTCGTGGCTCAAAGTTCTCAATACATAGTTTAATGGCCTTCTGTAACTGAATAGCAGTAAAAGAGGTCATTGGTTCAAATAGTAATCTTCTAACATCAGAACCAATATAACTCTGAAATGGGCGCTCATTATAGTTAGTCAATATTAGATTACGAACAGCACGTTTAATTGACTCATCACCCACCTTGCGGGTAACGTCATTAGTTGATGGATTTCTGAAAAAATCCAAATCAAGGTCTGAATAATCTGGCTGTCTATTTACCTGATTGACTGACATAGAGGTCCTCTAGTTTATTATATTTATGCCGTTCTATCAAGAGCATTGATCCAAGCGGAAGCGTCGGCTTCTGCCTGTGGCTGATTTGCTCTAGTTGCTTGTCTATCTTGAATACCAGTTGCCTGATCACCTGTTAGGAAGTTAAATGATAGCTGCCCAAGACCACCGAAGGCCTGGCCGCCACCGCCTGCTAGGTTCAATAGACCACCAAGTGGATCAATATTAACACCAGATGCACCACCTACAACGTTAGTGGTAGCGGTAGCATTACCGACTGTAGTGCCACTTGAGCCTTCAATAGCAGCATGACCCTGTGCAATAACGTGGGTATCTTGTTGTGACTTAACTTCAATATTCTGTTGTGCTTGTGCCGAAATAGAACCAGCATCGGCTTTCATTTGAATACCACCTGACTCCGACTTAGTAGTAATGTCTTGCTTGGCGGTTGTAGTAATACCTTTATTAGTAGATTTTGTGGTGATTTCTTCGTCGGCGGTATGATCTGTCTTACCATCTTTGTGCATAATCTTAACTTCTTTACCACCGCTGGCATACTTCTGATCTGCCTTACCGTCTTTTGTTTCGTGGTACATATCACCCTTTTCGTTTAAGAATGACATATCACCTTCGTTAGTAACGGCAGCATGTAATCCAGAAGCACCAGCCAAGAATGTTTTATCACCCTGTGAAGCAACCGTAGTGGCACCTTTAGAAACATATGCCTGTCCACCTTGCGCCTGATAACTGATAGATCCTTCGATCTTCTTATTGACGTTCTTAGCTTGTGTGTCCATATTGCCACGAATGGCTCTATTCATATTTTTACCAGTAATGTTGATATCACCCATAACAGATAGATTGTAGTTCTTATGACAGGTGACGTTATAATCACCATATACTCTCAATGATGCATCACCCTTGACTGTGATATCTTGAGCACCAGAAATAGTCATACGATTTTCACCGAATGTTATTTCATATTTACCGTTGTGTGCTGTAATGTGTAGAGAACCATCTGGATGAAACTGAACCGCTGAACCACCTCTATGCTGAATTGTAATTGACTCATTACCTTCAGAAGCGTCCATACCGAATGAGTTACCAGAACGGTCTTTAAAGTTCCAGTAATTAGGATATTCACCAGCACCTTTACGACCACGAGCATCACCAAAGACATTAAATTCATCTGGTGTTTCTTTACCTGGGTTTGTATTTTTAGACTCTGGGCCACTTGCCATTATTAATTACTCCAAAAATTGTAAATTGAACTGATCTGTACCAGCAGCATCAGCCTGATAATGTTGCTTGCTTAAAGGTTCGCCACCTTCAATCGTATCTTTTGAGATTGATTGTATCTTCTTGGCATCAGCAGACTGATTTAGCTTCTCGTGCATTTTCTTGGCTTCTTTTTCTTGCTGTGGTGCCAAACGCTTGAACATTTCTTGCATAATCTGTGCAGACTGACCAAACATTTGCTGCATCATTGACTGCATTTGTTGGCCCTGCCCAGAGCCAGAGCCGCTTGATGGTGTTGTTCCTGTGCTGCTAGAAGGTGTTGATGAACCTACGGCAGGTGATGTGGTTGGGCTTGTAATAGTATTAGCCCATGCGTTCATGCTGTTCATTGTATTGCTGGTATAAACAGTCTCAATATGTCCGTCATAATACATATACTGAAATGCTGCACCATGAGCGGTGTCTACCTCAAAGACAACTGGTGATAATTTATCTTGACCGAATAAACTCTCGTCCCATTGTAGTCTCTGCATACCAATCATTAGGTCGTCAATAGTAGTTGCTTGCGCTAATAGACCAGCAGCATTCTCCATAAAGATAGTATAATGAACAGCACCACCTGTAGGAAATTCTACACCGTCATTTGTTTCTAGTCCTTGCACTAGTTTAGCAAGTGACTTAACGGCAGTCTGCATGTGTGGTTCTAGCGTCTGTAGAACTTCATCCATATACGATACACCGTCAGGACCTAGACCAGCGCCTGTCTTAGATAAATCGACTTGTGTTTCTGTTCCTGTATTAGGATTAGAAACGGTACTCATCATACCTGACGAAGCAGGAATACCACCGGCGGCCGATGTACCGCTACGACCATTATTCATCAACCCTTGAAACATCTGCGCCATGGACATTACCTGTCCTTGTAGCTGTTGCATCATCTGGTTATTCATCATCTTATCATTCTTCTGCTTGGCAGTAGGAATGCTTTTTAATTCTGGCAATCTAAAGCCAGTCATCTGGAACAATGCACCGTGTAGAGGCAAGCCGTCGAGCATATCTAATGAATGCTGCTCACCCTTTTCTTTAATCTTTCTAATCTTGGCGCCACGTTCTGTCTTTTCTTCAATCTGTGGAGGAACATTAACACCGATCTTTCTTGATGCCAACTCTTGCATAATGCTGCCGTCCATCAAGTTCTGTCCACCGATAGAACCGCCAGACGATCCTTTGCGGTTGCCGCTTGCTGCACCTAGAATAACACCACCAGGCTCACCCGCCTGCTTCAATACATATACGATTGTACCAGGATCAAGACCACCGCCGGTACTCATCTGTCCCATTTGTGTGGGGTTCTGTAGAAAGCCATTGAACCACAAATCGCTTAGATCATAATCTTGCTGACTCCAGCGACTAGGATCAAATAGCTTCATTGAGCCATCACGGCGCTGCGCTGGATCGGTCTTATCACCGCCAGCAATTACCATTGGTGTTATTTCACCATGGGGATGTGAAGGTGTGCTTGCGTTTCCCATTATACTATTCCCTGTCCAACTGTATTTGATACGCAATCGAGTGTAGTCGTAGCATAACCACCTTTCTGCACTCTATGAGTTAGTGATGCAACTAGATAATCACCAGACCCGTATAAATTCTGTCCTCTGTCTTTATCTTTCCATGTTAGAGAGATAACATCACCTACGCTGATATATGGATTCCATGCTACGATCATTCTAAGAGCAACTTTATCTTTTTCTAACAGACCCATTCTAGCTTGACGCTTTAATAGGTGCTGCTCGACATTTGATGGGCAACCATTTTGTTGACCGGCTGAACCTTTATTAGTTAGTGACTGTTTAAAGTTACCATTAGGGGCGCACATTTGCATACGACCACCGCCACCACCTGTAAGAAAGCCAGCGGCCATATCCATAGCGTTCATGAACGAACCTGCGTTGATATTTTGTCCTTGTTCATCTACACCATTTAATAGGTCAGATAGTAAATCAAAGTCACATGGGAACATAAACTGAATAGCAGGACGATTAAATGCGTTGGGTGTTCTATACTTCTCGTTATTATAATCTGCACCACCAGCCAAGCCAGTTTCAGAATGAAAGAATGTATATCTTGGTGCCTGTCTGGCCAAATGTGTCAATGAACGGAAGTTATGTGTAGGCTGCCAATAAGAACCGCCCTGCATAAAGTTAGCACCTTGGGCTCTATTAGAATATGTCATATAATGCACAAAAGATGGATCGTCACCATCTAGTGCCACATTGGCTTGCTGTGCAATTACTTGAAATGGGTGAATCATTTCCGCTGCATAATCACGAGCGGGTTCAGCAGTTTGAATATATGTGTTCTGAATATTTAAACAAGTGCCAAGAACCTCCTCTACAATCTTAGAAGGTGTGGTGCATTTCCAATATTTGCTTACAAGTTTCTTAGCATCGTCTAATAGAGATTGATCACATGCATGAACAGTAAATTCTTCAACCTGTGAAATATTGACTGGATGAAACTCTCTACCATCCATTCTATAAACTGTTTGCTGCAATGACATTTGATTACCATAACCATCTTCCATAGTAATCGTCATGGGCTTATTCTTGATGGCATCCCAATTCTTGAATACATCATTCTTGTAGATTTGAGATTGAAATGTCGCTGATGTTTGCAGACCTGGTGTCAATAAACTCTCGGTACAAGATACCTCTTTACAGGTAACCTGCGTATAGCTATCAGCACCACCAAGTTGTCCGTTTAGTCGGACTAAGCCACGATCAAAATAATTATCAGACATTAAAACAACTTCCTAATATAATCAGGTTTCTGTCCTGTTAGATATCTAAACTCGTCCATAATCTGGACATAGTATTCTGCTTTGATGACTTTGATTGAACGACGATCATCGTTCTTTCTATTCTCATAATCATAGCATGAGACTTCTTCACCACGAACAGTTACCTCAATCGAGTCATCACCAATATCATATGTGTCGGAACTATAATATGCACCACCAGTAGCTAGTGACTGATAATAATCGTATGGTACAGAAAGAGGATCATCGGTTATAATATCTTCATTGATTATAAAGCGAGTTTCATTGACCACATCTGTTCTGGTATTGCGTCTTTCAATGACCTTTTCATAATGATGTGCGGTTGTCTGGGATAGTTCAACTGAACCGTATTTGTCGGTAACAAACTGTTGAAATGAAGAATAATCTAGAGGCCATTCGTGTTGTGCATCTACAATATTATTGGCTAGCAGGATCATCCATGCTGCACCAGGATCGTTATAAAATCTTTCTGCAAGAAGTTCTGGTGTGTCACCATCTTCAATATCATATACAAAGTAAGATGAAATGTTATTCAATGCGTTCTGAATAACACCTAGACGAAAGAAGATATCAGTAACCAACTCATGAGAGCCTGCCTGAAAGGTGGATGTGTTGTTGATATCGTATTTGATTTTAGGAAACGAATCAAAGAAACTGCTGACTGCCATTTGTTATCCCTTAATGACCCATTCGTCGATTTTTAGTTGAACTGCTTTATCATATTCTTCTGGTAATATTCTAATAAACTTTGATCTAGTATGATCGTTTAGGTAACGATGCACGGCTTGTGGCATAATCTTGTATATTCTTTTAGTTCGTTCAAGCATAGTGATAAACTCTGCATTGTTTTTAAACCTATCACCCTCTCTCAGTGTTTGCTTAAACTCATTAACGGTTCGAACAAACAATCGACGCTCACCTGTAGGTAAGTAATGCATATTAACACCTAAGAATCCGTCTTTATATAACTTGATCGGAAACGCCATTGGGTAACGATCATATATGTTTAGAGTATCTTTGTGCTTAGGATCATACTTAAAGAAGTATAGATTGCCTACTATCGATTTACCACCTCTATCACTATTTAACAAAGTTCTATGAACCTCACCACTAGTAAGGTCCATGGCTTTATTATTAATCCAATCAGTTAGGTCTTTTTGTGAGTAGTCTACCATAACTAGTATTTATCTCACTTTTTGAACAGATCCGCTTCTGTTATTAGTTTGAAAGTCCAGCCACGGTCAGCACAAAACTCCTCGGCCGCTTTCCACTTTGCTTGATTAACACCCCATGTGACAACTTCGGTGATATATCTTTTAGTCTTTCTCTTTTGTGGTGTTGGCTCTTTAGTCTGTCCTTTAGGTTTAACCTCTAGTAGATATGTCTGCTTCTTACCTTTACCATCTACAGCCTCAACATAAAAGTCTACAAAGTATCTGTGTGGTCTGTTATCTACTGGTGAGATATATGGTATGACAATCTCCTCTGATGACCATGCTACTATATTTGAATTGGTGTCACACCAGTCCATAACTCTCTTTTCCCAGCCAG